GGTGAGACGCGCCTTAATGATACTCTGACTTCTACAAACACATTCCAGGCACTCACTGCAAACCAAGGTCGTGCGCTGAATCGCGTATTCTCGACAACCTTTGATGGACTTGTTCCTGCGAACAATGCGACCAATAACCCAGCCGCAAATGGCCAGTATCTTCTATCTGCCGCAGGTACATGGGTGCCGCCGGGTGGTTCTGGAGGTTCTGGTTCTGTCACATCCGTCACAGTTGCCGGCGGAAATGGTTTGGTATCTACGGGGTCACCCATCACGGTTGCTGGAACGATTACTGTCTCGGCGAACGATGCATCTACCACCGTAAATGGTGTGGTGCGTCTAGAAGACACCGTAACATCCACGAACACCTTTGGTGCGGCCACACCCAGAGTGGTGAAAGTGGCATATGATGCTGCGCTCGCCGTACGATCTGGTACCGTAAACTCTGTGTCTATAATCGCAGGCTCCGGTCTTGTTCAGTCCGGATCACCGGTAACTGGAACAGGTTCGATCACGGTAACCGCCAATGATGCGTCTACCACGACAAACGGCGTCGTCCGTCTAAACGACTCACTGACCTCTTCAAATGTCGGACAAGGCCTGAACCGGCAATGATAGAAACCGAGTTTACTGTACCGGATCGTACTGTGAAGGCTGCGTCATACGCCTGTTTTACGGCGCGTGGAGTTGCAGCCTGGAAGGTATTGGTCGATGTGACCGTGTCTTCCAGAGTGACTACACCATTGACGGTCGCAGACGCCGCATTGGCTGTGACGGTGATTGACCCTGAACCTGTGACGGGTGAGCCAGACTGGACCAGACCTGTACCTGCGATAATGGAAACAGAGTTTACCGTACCGGATCGGATAGCGAGCGACGCGACATTAGCTACACTAGCCAAATCAAAGGCCTGTTTGACGGCCCTCGGTGTTGCAGCCTGGAAGGTGTTGGTTGATGTAACCGTATCCTCAAGTCTCACTTCACCGTTCTGGACGAGTGACGCGGCTTGGATTGCAAGAGTGCGATTGGTCGTCAGATCGCCACCACCGGTCAAAGGTGAAGTCGTGGAGATCGTAAATGTATTCTGGACCTTTCCAATCAACTGCTGGGAGATCAGGAAGCCCATGTTGGCAGTAAGTGCCTGGTCTAGTCTGGCCGCTGTTAGTGTATCATTCAGACGCACAACACCATTGACGGTTGTCGAAGCATCGTTGGCAGTAACCGTGATTGTACCCGATCCGGTTACAGGTGAACCCGACTGAACAAGCCCTGTGCCGGCAATGATGGATACCGAGTTGACCGTACCGGATCGGACCGTCAACGCCGCATCATAGGCCTGCTTCACCGCTCTTGGTGTTGCAGCTTGGAATGTATTGGACGAAGTAACCGTATCCTCAAGTCGAACTTCACCGTTTTGGGCTAGCGTCGCGGCCTGGATCGATAGAGTTCTGTTCGTGGATAGGTCGCCGCCGCCCGCAAGAGGCGAGGTCGTTGAGATGGTTGTTGTGTTCTGGACTTTTCCAATCAACTGCTGGGACAGTAGGAAACCCATATTCGCGGTGAGCGCCTGGCCTGTATTAGACGAGGTCAACGAATCATTCAGTCTCACGACACCGTTTGTTGTGGTTGACGCGTCATTAGCCGAGACGGTGATCGTACCAGTGATGGTGACAGGAGAGCCGGTTGACTGCAGTCCGTTTCCTCCGGCGACCGTTACCGATGTTACTGTTCCACCGCCACCACCGCCACCGGAACTAGGCGCAACCCATGTACCTGCTGCAGTCAGCACATACATTCCGTTGCCTGCATTGTTTGCAGGAACCAGACCAGGTCGTGTCGTAGAGCCTGCGAAGATATCCGTGTTGGAAACCTTGAAGGTGTCCAAGTAGCGGCCCATGTTCGCGGTAAGGGCCTGATTTGTGTTGGTCGATGTCAGGGTATCATTCAGTCTCACGACACCATTTACGGTGAGTGATGCATCATTGGCGGTGACTGTGATTGATCCGGTTCCAGTTACGGGCGAACCAGTTTGGACGAGTCCTGAACCTGCGATAATGGAAACCGAGTTGACGGTACCTGAACGGACGGCGAGCGCAGCATCATACGCCTGCTTGACGGCGCGTGGAGTTGCGGCACCAAAGGTATTGGTCGAAGTAACCGTATCTTCCAGGCGAACGATACCATTTACAGAGGTCGATGCGTCGTTGGCTGTGATGGTCAGATTGGCCGAAAGTGGCCCACCACCTAGCAATCCGCTACCGGTAAAGATCGTGCGCGAATTGGCCGTGATGGAGTTCGCAAAGGCATTTGCATGGAATGTGTCAAGAATATCGGCGTGAAGATTCGAATCAGGTCCCTGATTGTTCTCATTCCAGATACGAGCAGACTGTCCTATGATAGGCTGATTCGTACCGTCAGTCGAGAACAGTCTCAGTCCGCCCGTATGTGAGTACGCAACAGGGCTTAGTGATGCCGGGAATACTGTATCATTCGGCCATTCTTCGGTGACGACCTGGAACACATAAGGCGATGCATGATTCGATGTGAGACGATATGTGTTCGCCGTCAGCACGATTTCTGGCTGATTTGTATTGACCGTATTCAGCTTCAGATGTGGATATGGAAGAGACGGAATGCCGGTTGCCGACACGGATGCATAATAGATCGCCGAGTCGAACAGAACTCCTGTTCCGAGCGTCTGAATGCGCCAGACATAGGTTCTGTCGCCTGCAAGATTACCCGTGTTCGCTCCAGACCAATCCAGAAGCGTCGGCTGATCCGTTGCGGATGCGGTGTATTGACGAGATGTAACATTATAGCCACCGAAATATCGCACACCACCAATAGGCGTCACATTCGACAGGGCGAGCGAATCGACAATATATTTGCCCATGTTCGCAGTGAGTGCCTGGAATGTATTAGGCGACGTGACCGTATCATTCAATCTGACAATACCATTGGAGATGAGTGTCGCCTCGGCCAGCGCACTCGCACTGTCTACCGTCTTTAATACGAGACCGGCGTTTGTAGTATTTGACGCAAACCAATATTCAACAATGCCGTTTGCGGTGTTGACGCCAACGGTAAGCCCCTGATAACGAATTGCCGGCGTGACGTCAGCATGAACGTTTGACACATTCGCATGTGGACCATATCTGTTGTCAACAGCTCTTGGTGCCTGAACGTTCAGATTATCGTTTAAGAGAATGGGCATTCAATATTTCTTCCTAGGTGTTTCTAAATTCTATTGAGCCAGAGGTTGTAGTTGAAAATCCACTGATGTATACCTTGAACGACTGTGAAGTCCAATATCCGTCAGGCGAATTCACATTTTGTAGGACAGGCGATAGAATGAATTGTCCAGGCCCGATATCACCGTTATTTAGTGCCGTATTATACCACTTAGTCTTTGATGTGTCTGTTGCAATGTGGGCCATCCAGACATATTGCGACACCGCACCGAAAGTAACAGTAACCGTGCCGGATGAGGATGTTAGAACCTTATTCGTAGTACCGGCCGCAATGGCAGTTGCGATGTCTCCAACCGTCGGTGCGCCAGCAGATAGTCCCCAGAAATAAGGATATATTCCAGTGACGCTGGTGGAAGACGATGTAAATGTGGTACATGCCGCCTGAGGCGCGTTAACGCTTCGGACCGCAAACGCTCTTACATCATCGACGCCTTTATTGTTTTTCTTGACAAAACCTGCTAAATAGTTTCCTTGAGCATCCCATGATGTCGATCCCGCAACAACAACAAATATGTTTGTATTTGTGCCTAAGTATGTAAAGTTTGGTTTGTTTGGATTGGTATATCCAAACTGATCGGAGACGTTTGTGGTAATGGTCGTAACCAATGCCGTATTTGTGTTAATAGTCGAGCCGCCTCTTCTGAATGCTATTGCCGTGAACGTGTTCGCATCGTTCTTTGTGCCAGTCGATGTCATCGTCTGAGTAATGGTACTTCCGATTTCTTGTGTACCAGAAACAGTACCACTGAACGATATCGTTGGATTGGTATAGGTCGGAAGCACATCCGGAAACAGAATCGTATCCAATACTTGAACAACATTTCTTGTTTTCCAGACTGCCGCATTCGCAACAGCCGCTCCTCCCACCGCAATACTATCAACCGAATCAGATATTGAGGTGTTATAGATTGTGGATAGGACATTTGTAGCTGGATTCAGTGCGAGCGCAACATTGGACGCAACAGTGATTGTTTGACCGTCGCCTCCTCCGCCGCCACCACCGACAGGAGGTGCAACCCACGTTCCCGCGGCCGTCAGAAGGAACTGACCGTTGCCGGCAGTGTTAGCAGGCACAAGACCTGGGCGGGTTGTCGAACCGGCAAAGATGTCCGTATTGGAGACCTTGAAGGTATCCAGATAGCGACCCATGTTGGCCGTGAGAGCCTGATTGGTATTTGTCGATGTGAGCGTATCGTTTAGTCGGACCACGCCATTCACCGTCGTGGATGCGTCATTGGCCGATAGTGTAATGGAACCTGTGTCCGTGACAGGAGAACCAGATGAAACAAGACCTGTGCCGGCCAATACAGATACGGAGTTGACGGTACCGGATCGGATTGAGAATGCAGTTGTGTTGATCGACGCCGCAAAGGTATTCGCGAATGTCGCAATACGATGAACAGTATTCACCGCATTAGGAGTTGCGGCACCGAAGATGTTAGCCGATGTGACGGTATCATTGAGACGCGTTTCACCGTTCTGGGTAACTGTTGCCGCCTGAATAGACAAGGTCAGCGAAGATGAGAGCGTACCACCACCCGACAAAGGAGATGTGGTAGAAATAGAGGTGGTGTTCTGTACTTTTCCAACAAGCTGTTGAGAAATCAAGAATCCCATATTTGCGGTAAGGGCCTGATTCGTATTGGAAGAGGTCAGCGTGTCATTGAGGCGTACCACACCGTTGACGGTGGTTGACGCGTCGTTCGCGGAAACTGAAATCGTTCCCGAACCCGTAATCGGCGATCCGGACGATGTAAGGCCTGTACCCGTCGATACAGATACAGAGTTGACCGTACCTGAACGAACCGAGTATAGCGCAGTATTGACTGTACTTACAAGAGTATTTGCGAATACTGCGATGCGATGGACCGCATTTACTGAATTAGGAGTTGCCGCTCCAAAGGTATTCGCGGAGTCTACAACATCCGTCAGTCGTACTATACCGTTAACGGAAAGCGACGCGGCATTTGCGGAAAGAGTAATCGTTCCGGAGTCCGTGATGGGAGAACCGGAAGAGATAAGACCGGTCGATGCCGCGACCGTGACTGAGTTGACGGTACCAGAACGAACACCGGATGCGGAAGTAACTGCGGTCGCCGCAACTCTCTGAACGGCATTGAAGGCATTGGCCGTCGCCGCTTGGAATGTATTTGTCGAGAATACAGAATCTTGCAGACGCACGACACCGTTGGTGGTGATCGATGCATCATTAGCCGAGATCGTCCGATTGGTCGTGAAGTCGCCACCACCGACCAGACCGTTTCCGGTCGAGATCGTGAATGTGTTCTGGACCTTGCCGTCGAATAGCGACGCAATATAATAACCCATGTTCGCAGTGAGCGCCTGGGTTGTGGACAATGAAAGTAGGGAGTCCTGAAGACGAACGATACCGGTCTGGGAAGTCGATGCCTGATTGGCAGTGATCGTAATGATTCCGGAAATCGTGATAGGCGAACCGGACTGACGAAGCCCTTCGGAGGTCGCAATGGACACCGACTGAACCGTACCGGCCGCAAGAGTCGCATCCGATGTGATGCCTATCTGTCGGACACCGGAACGCGTCTGCTGATCAACAGAAATACGCTGTGGTGTTGGATTATTGACGGTTACTCTAATATTGGGCACAGGCGAATATTTCCCCTTGGTCGTCGTTCTCTTCTTCCAAGTTATTTATGCGTCTATGCCTTACGAAACCGACGGCGTGACCGTGATAATACCTTCCAGAACACGGGAACGTTGACCGGCGGCCGAGATCGTGAGAACATCGTACCAGTAGCGACGCGGATAGTACGTCGCCGTATTGGCCGCCGTCTGGGAGATTCGAATCGCTCCGTTCTGGGCGTCCACCAGAGACGTGTTGAAGATGATGTCCGGAGTCGTATTCTGGGCAAACGATGAGTACGACTTGCGGGCATTGCAGCACACGATATAGCCGACCACATTGATGTTCGCATTATTGAAGTCATCGGTAAGGGTCAGGTCTCGCGAAAAGTCCGTTCCTTGATCGAGAATGAGTTCTAGAAATGCTGGCATGGCGTATGTGTTCCTATCTTCTTTTTCTATTTATGAATCGGAATATGACTCAACAATGACAAGACCCGGCGCACCGTTGCCGCCTCGGACCCATCCTCTCGTTTCAGGTTCAATTCCGATTGGATCACAGTTCCAGTCAGCTACGGCACCACCACCACCTGCACCGTATCCTATTCCATCTTTTCCGTGACAGTACTTGGTATTGTCTGTCATTCCACCAATAACACCCCCCATTCCACCTTGACCGTACGGTGTCGATCCTCCTACTCCTCCGAAAGCATAACATGGTACATCAGTCAGAGTATGATTTGGAGCAGTCTGATGCCATTGTATAAATCCAGGATCGGAATAGGAATTTAGAACAACGTCCCAGAATTTTTCTGAGACAGTGGGGCCGCCGGACGCCTTTGTCGCAATACAGGTTACCTGCTGAACACTATTCGAAAGTTCGGTGTATTGTGACATTTTTCCACCATAGCCTCCGGCTGCCTCCACATAATTATCTCCAAAATAAGATTCCGATCCACTTCTATTGGCCTCAGAATTGGCGCTCGCCCATCCTCCTCCTCCAGCAAAGACTGAGACGGTAGATGGAATTGTGATTGCGGTATTGACCCAGGTATAGATGGCTCCGGCACCCCCGCCCGTACTTACGAACGAGTCGGCGACGGTCGCGGTGTTACCACAGTTCGCACCGGCACCTCCACCTCCAACAACTATTACCTTGACCCAGTTTGTATTGGCCGGTTTTGTCCAGTTATGAAAAGTACCCTCGATGATTCCGGGTATTCCGGCCAGATTCGCAGTTGTATATACCTTCTTGTCAATCAATCGGCCGACCAGATTGGCCCGACCGGACGTGTCGCGTATTCGGTTTGACACTGCATTGACGGCATTGGCCGTTACAGCCAAACCGGTCGCAGTAGAGTTTGCCTCGTCGTATAGTACGATCAGACCCGACTGGGTTAGATTTCCGAGTTGATATCCATTGGCAGAAATAGTTATTCCTGAGTTTCCGGAAGATGAGAGAATTACACCCGATCCCTGAATCAGATTGGCCGATATTGTAACGCTTCCGTTTGCGACAGTCGTGACGATACCTGCACCGGCCGTGAATCTCGTTTTGTCCAGTTTTCCGGATGCCGAGTTACCGACAAGAATATCACCGGCAGTATAAGTCGTTTCGCCCAGACCACCGCGGGTTTCATCGACCACATTCGTTACAATGGAGGCATTGAGTGCGTCCGTATTTGCCTTGATCATTGCCCATACGACGGAGTTGGCTGATGCCGGCAAATCGATACGCGTATTCGTGATTGAGTCTACAACATCGGCTGTGAGTGTAATTGTTCCTCCGAGAGGAATGCCGAGAGAACCACCAGTGACGCCGGCGGAAGTTATCACATTTAGTGATGTATTCTGAAGTAGATTGTTCCGAACAGTACCGAACATCGCGAGGGCGTTCAGTGAGAACAGAAGTATTCCGTTTCCTCTCAGAGTACCGTTGGATACATTGAGTGCCGTGCCGGTACCAGATAGAAAGATATTTCCGTCCGTGATGAAGGAGTTTGCCGTTCCGAAGTTGACATTTCCCACCAATGTATTGATGGAAGTTCTCCAGAAGTCCATGGTATTTGCTGCGAATACTATTTGTTGTCTAGGCATTGACATAAGCCTCTATTCTGATATAAGCTTCCCCACCATTTGATCCTTTATGATCGTAGTCTCCTACATTTGCACTGATCGACGCGGAGGCTCCACATCCATAGTCGGTCACGCTGGTCAGACCATCTTCATTTTTTTTACCTAGGCCTGAGCCGGCCGAAGTGCTTGACACCAATCCGTCATAACCAGCTATATCATATAGGTATCTTGTTGAATTCACATATGATGATACGAATTCGCCCGATACTCTGGCCGGCCAGCCTCCCCATCCTACTACATGGAAAGGCCCAGCGCCGTTTGCGAGGCCTCGTTGTACAACCATTCCTGGATATCCTGGGCGCCCGGCTGATTTCTGAATGACTGTAGCGGCCTGAGAATTTGCCCAGGCCTTGGGTACTCTATAGGCGCTTGAGTTGGCGCAGAATCCAGTATTTGACAGAGCGCGAAGATATTGCGCGCCGGGTCCACCCTCAACGAAGAGTATGTAACCTGGATTGGCGCCGTTGGCTATTCCTATCTGACAATTTTGACCGTCGCCTCCATTTTCTCCGGGGGATGGATTGCCGCCGTTGCCACCATCACCTGTGGAAACACCAGCACCGAATTTTCTCACCGTCAAAAATCCAGCCCCATTAATATCACGGAAGTTGATCAATTGATCTCTCGTAATAATGGCCTTCATCGCTGCGGCCGAGCCGCCGCCGTTGCCCATTACATAGACCGATGCTGAGTTGTTATTGTTAGCCGAAGTTGAACCTCCACCTCGGCCGACGACAGTTACAACAATATGAGAGAGGGTCTGTATATTTGCTATTCCTCCACCCCAGATATTATTCGCGTCTGTGCCACTTGACCAGGTGAATTCATATGTATTTGACAGGATCAGACGACCGGATGCGTTAATCAGACCAGAAGATGCGCCGACCGCAACTATATTCGAAACGGCATTCAGACTGTTGGCTGATGCACCTTCAGTAGTAACGGCTCGACCGGAAACCGAATCCCGAATTTTGATTACGCCTATGGTCGACGTGGTTGCGTCCGGATATACATTTTGTGATACCGTGATTCCAGAGTTACCTGTGGAAGTGAATGCGATGTTACCGAGTGATATCAGATTCGCTGTGAGGCCTACGAAGCCTCCAAGTGGACTGGAAATCATTCCACTCAGACCTAGAGGGGCCGCGAATTCTAGTTGTCCAGACACTCCGTTACTGATCGCGATTCGACCATTCGAATGCGAGACGACTCCTGTTCCGCCCACATTCTGGAAGAATCGCCCTTGTGTCTTGGTGACTGTGCCTACAGCCGCGATCAGACGCGGAATAGCATTTGCGGCCGCGGGCAAGAATGGAGATGTATTCGTGAGCGAGTCTACAGGATTCGAAACAAGCGTGATTGTTCCCGTATTCAGGGACGCCGTGACGGTGCCTACGAATACTCCCGCACCATTCGCGAATGTCATGGAGGAATTCTGAAGCTGGGAGTTTCGGAATGTTCCAGTTATCGCGGCATTGGTGTACGAGAAGATTCCGGAACCGTTGCCGTAGATCAGACCATTCGCGACATTGACGGATACGAAACCAGTGGAAGGTGTCGGATTGACAGTAAGACGTGACACGGAATAGGTGTTGCTTGTCATATAGTTGAACGCCACGATACACTGATTCGTGATCATGCGGAAATATTCTAGTGAGTTTGTCAAGTCAACGTTTGCAATAGGCATTTTATGTATAGACCTTGATTACGACTACACCGTTTGCTCCGGATGCACCTGAAATGTATGTAGTACCCGAACCAGGACTTGCAGTGTCATTGAAGGCTCCACCACCTCCGGCTCCACCAAATCCACTACCATTTCCAGCCACGGCTGCCGAATCTCCGTCCGGCCCATAACATGTTGGTGTGGAGCCTCCGGTTATTGATGTGTTGACTGAATAGGATGTCCAGCCTCCTAGACACCAACCGGGAACAGAACCTCCGTATGAGCCAATAGTATTACCCTTATTGAGACGAATTATCGGCTCCGGAGGCGCCCCAGGAATCATTATGAAATAGTCAGGCTGGGGTGCACCAGGTGTGACGCTGCGTCCGGTCGCGAAGTTGACAGTGTGTGAGTTTGCCATGGAAAACCATGTAACCAGATTTGATCCGGCAATAGAATCAACCGATGTCAGACCTCCATTACCTCCGTTTGCATATAGATCGAGAGCAGTATTTCCTGAATTCTGGGAGAATATGGTATTACCACCTCTATATCCTACGCGTCCTTGTCGGAACGAACCTGAAGAGTTTCCGGCATGTCCTACTGTGATTGTACAGACCGAGTTAACATTAGAATTGGCGAATCGCACCTGAATAAGCGCACCTGCAAATCCTCCGGAGCAATAGTTTGCGTTTGCGGTACCGGTCGGGCCAGCACCATTACCTGCACCCGCACCACCACCACCTGCACCGATCATGATCAGTTCGATGTTCCCGGCATTTGCAGGTTTCGTCCATGTGTATACGCCAGGCGTCGAATATACTGAGTATTCGATTAGACGACCGGATTGATCCTGGCTTGTCGAAGAGAACTTCGCGAGTGCAGCCGAATGTACCGCATTGACCGCATTGGCAGTCGCGGCAATAGTCAGGTCAGTACAGGAAGTTGTATCGTCCAGTCGTGCAATACCTAATGTGGTCGTGGTGGCCACAGGTGGAGCATTGATGAACACCTGGTGTCCGCTGGTGACTGTCGTGTTTGTTCCCTGAATCAAATTGGCAGAGAATCCAAGACTTCCCGGCCCATACGTCGCGGCGATACCTATGCCAGGTCTTACGGTATTTGTCGTGAGAGAACCTTCGGTCGTACCGATTAGAGTTTGTCCGCCTCCGATGAAAAAGGATGCGCGACCCGTACCACCTACGGCGGTCGATAGGACTCCAGTATTCACCAGATTCGCGTCTGCTGCCACGGACGCAAGAATCGAATTCGCGCCTCTCAGAGAATTGGCCGAGAGGGCAATATTTGTGCGCGTGTTCACGAACGAATCGACTGGAACGATGTTGACGGAAATGGTCGATCCCAGAGAAAGGGTTCCGCCTCCGTTCATTCCGGTGGTCGCGTTCACCGTAATGGACGAGTTGCCTAGCTGGGAGTTTCGGAATGCATTGAGAGACACTGCCGTTCCAGGAATGGAAAACAGATTGAATCCATTGGCAATAATGAAGCCGTTTGCGACATTGAGTGATACGGCCGTTGTGTTTGCTGGATTGATTACCACATTGCCGTCGAAGTTGAATCCCGTAGGCGCCAACATTCCATTGAGAGTAGACGATAGCTGATTAACTATCGTTCGCCCAAAATCGATGGTATTGGTGATGAGAATCCGACTGATATTGGCCATTATTACTACTGCGCCTTCTTATCCAGTCGAATCAGAATATCCAACATCGTATCGACCTTGGATTCCAACGCACCTACTCTTTCCTCTATTGCGTCCTGCTGTCGCTTCTTTTCGAGAGCAACACGGCGCGCCGTTTCATAGTTGTTCTTTTCTACCGGAGATGTCATAATCAAAGCCTTCGATCCTATCTGTCGATGATATTTATCGCTGTCCTTGAGGTCCATGAGGTCCGGACAGTGAATATTTGTGCTAGGGTTATCCGCCATAATGTATTAGATTCCATATGGTGCGAGTGCAATCGCCCTCATGTCGAACGCAACAGGAATGACTGTCGTCGTCTGGGATGTTAGCACGATCTTGATCGCAAACTGATTGAACGAGTCGTAGGTTGTCGAACCGGAGGTATAGGTCACCGACTGCGAGTTAGCCGACGCATGATACTCGTACTCAATCGGATCGTTCTCGTCGTCCGAATACTGATTCGTCGGAGTCACCTGAGTCATCAGTGACCAAGGCTTTGCAGTAAACGGTTCTGGGTCCGAAAGGTTTCTGATCTTGTAGTACACATAGACCTCGGTCGTCTGAGGTTTTGCGGCTGTCACATAGCATCGGATATCACCGGCATCGAAGCCTTCGGCAAGTGTGATCACGCGCGTCACATAACGAGCGCGGGCAAGACCACCTTCGGCAGAGGTTTCGGAAGCAATGATGACATTCGCGTTCGCTCCGGCGGTACCGCCGAAGATGATCGCAGTCGCCTGGCCAGTGTAACCGGAGCCGAGTGAGTCCACGATGATTGACTGAATCGCGCCACCAGAAATCTGATCGACGCGCGCATTCGCACCCGTTCCACCACCACCGGTAATAAGAACGGCAATGTTCGCATTGGTCGTGTAACCCGTACCACCATTAACGATGGTGATTGCATCGTTCGTGATCGGAAGATTGTTGATCATGTTTTCCGAACCAAGAACGAGTAGCTTCTGGGTCTGAATGATCGGCGACAGATTACGGTCGTTCGTTGACATCGAACCGCGGACACGGAAGAGTCCATCGGTCGCTCCACCAATCACGGTACGTGAGGTCAGATCATAGGTCTTTTTGGGCGTGATGTTCGTATAGGACGAACCGAAGTTGGTCGAGTACGAGTACGACAACGAGGTGTTGTTATACATTTCCTCGTAGGTCTGGACATACAGAGAGTCGGCATTGATGTTATATGACGGAGCGGCCGCATAGAAATCAATCGTTCCGGAAGAACCGGTATTGAACACGGCCTTCTTGATAACGAACATGAGGTCCTCTTCCTGGACGGGCGTCCAGGTCGATCCATTCTGGGACTTGAAGAAGGACCCCAGATAAGGCTGCGTGGACACGATACGCGATGAGCCGATGATTTGCTTGCCCAGTTCAGACACGTACACATTATAGTTGAGCGAGTCCGTCAGCGCGACGATTGCATATTCACTGCCCGGCGCGAGATACACAGGACCCGGGAAGGTAAAGGTTGTCGCGGTCAGCGCATTGGCCGTATTAGGAAGAGTGGATAGCTTGATCTGATGAGGATACAGTTCGGTCTCACCGTTCTTCAGGATTTCTGACGAATGTGGGAATCCGTTAACGACCGGACGAACTTGTAGAGTGACAGGTAGTACTGTGTCCTTGGACGCAAAGAACAAATCGACTGATGTGATCATGACGCCCGAAGGATACAGCGATTCGTCCACGAAGAAAGTTTCCGCAATAGGGTCGCGTTTCACGGGTCTTGGTGTAGGTGCAGGCTGCGTCGGCGCAGGAGGTGGCGGCGCCGGCTGCTGTGGATGCTGAATCGTGATGTCCGTCTTGACTTCGGTCAGACCTGTGCCGATGAATCGGAACTCTGCACGCGTGAGTGCGCGCTCAGGATTATTGTCTGCATTGTCAATGATTCTGAACAGACGTTCGCCGGCACGGAACTTCAGCGTAGGCGTGTTCGGAATGACGAATGTACCGGCAATACAACCTACGCGTTCGACCACATGCGATCCGATGGAGTAGCGCGAGTTTCCGGTTGGCTGAGTCGTCCAGTTGGTCACGACATTCGCGACCTTTGTTATGCCATTATACTGTGCGATCAGGCCGGACTGTGCAACGCCCGAGCCGGATACGATGTATACCGTATTACCGACATACCAGCCGGATGTTCCGCTGGCATCGGCAGCAAATGTGATTGAGTTTGCTCCGCCTGGAGGAACACCTACGGCCGCACTGCCGCCGTTTGCGGTACCTGAGCGATGATCATAACGATCAATAACCGCGACGGCACCGGACTTGGTACCAGTAATCGTCGCCCCGACAGGAAAGTCACCGATGACATTTGCAAGAAACAACACGGTGTTTCCGGTGGCCAAATCGATTGTCGCGTCGAGAATCGTTGCCGTATTCGTGAGATATGTGATCTGGTCCGAGTTTCCTAGGACATCAATGAATCCGTTATTCGTTCCGCGAATTCCTAGAGCGGATGCGCGCTGTACATACTGGGAGACATTCACGCCATCAAAGAAATAGAATACCGGCGTCTGAGGACGCAGAGATGTTCCGACAAAGGTCGTAGGAAATGTACGCAGAAATGGATTGGTCGAAATGTCGGTAACAAACGACTGAGTAGTCGAAGCCGAACCGGCAGGCTGTACAGTCGTGGTGACCGTAGGAGGCTGAACGGTTCTACGCGAGCGGCGATTGTCCGCATTGATACGCGGCGTGCCGATAACGACACCACCTCTATTTCTTCTTCCGCGTAACCTAAAAGGACCTGACATTTTTGTTTGCTCTCCTTGGAATATTTTGTAGTATTATGTTCTGCGGCGACGGCTTGAACGACGACCGAACCAGCCAATCTGCCACCAGCGACGACGACCGCCATGAGGGTCCGGACGAGGTACTGTATTTGCCCTAGGTGCGTTACCATTCTGTGCCGGTGGTACCGTAATGAGATTATCATTCTGACCCGACGGATTGATGATGACTGCCGGTGCCGTGATTGTATCGACCCAGATGTCTGCATCCGGGAACATCTTGAGCGTACCGGCATAGATCGCGAACATGTAAGGCTGTATGTTCTCGGTCTTCGTGGCTGCGGGCTGAGTGACCATGACTTCTTCGGTATATGCAAGGGTCGCAGCCTGTGACGCAATTGTGATTCCTGAGTTGGATGCATAGTACAGAGGGGTGGCCGTCGCAAAGTTGCGAGGAACCATACCGCCGGTATCGACATCCATGGCACAGTCATAGTCGGTCGAGGACACGTCACCGATTGAGTGGCCTGTGAACGAGTCAACAATGATGCCATATTTCGCGCGGGATAGACCAAGTGCATCCGTGATTGTCGTGTCCGTCGCATCCTTTTCAAGAAGCGAGAGCGTCGTGTAGTATTCCAGATTCGTGATGCGTTGCTCCAGCGCACCGATGTCACGCATCGTGTAACGTCTGTTTTCCTGATATGTCACATCCACATTGGCGGTATATAGAGTATACGCCGGTGTGTATAGCTTGTACAGAATCATCGAGTCGGTAATGTTTCCAGGCTCGACCGGATTGACTGCCGGCACGCCCTGAATCAGCTTGAACTGTCGGTCTTTGGTCAGAACCAACTTGTCGATTCGGCTCAGGAAGTACTGATACTGCACCGTCTGGAAGTTATAGTTAGGAACAGACAGACGCAATCCCTGATATACCTGGTTTCCAATGGCGGCATTCGATGCCGGTGTCACGCGTGGACGGAAGTCCAAGCAGTCGCGTAGCGCATATGTGAGTCCGTCGGACAACGTGGCCGAAGGAATCTCGGCATAACCTGTATTGGCCGAGTTAGGATACGAGTCAACAGAGAAGTAACCCAGACCAGACGATGTATAACCTGCGGCATGATCGTACCAATCAACGCACGCGACCAGATTTCCTGACGGAGACTGTGCCGAGTTCTTTAATGAGATCGATGAATGCCCGTAGTGTGTATCTGTCTGACCGTTGTCGAAGTTAAAGCGGGTCGTCACATCCGTGAAGCCAGTCAGTGATGACGCCGGAGCCGGGAAGCCCGTTCCAACACCCATATCCCAAATCTTGGAGATACGGATTGCGTCAGGAATGTAGAGCGACATCTTCGCGCCAGGATTTCGGAACGGATTCTGAATCACGACCTGGCCGGCTTGTAGATAGACTGTGGTGTTCGCAACAGTCGAGTAACCAGTGACCGGGTCCTGATATAGCTGCTGGAACGAACCGTTGGATGCCTGAGGTACAGGATTGAATACCGTATTGGATGCATTGTAGCGAACCTTGGTCTTTGGTCCCGTCTCGCCTCCGGCAATGATCTGTACGGTTGCAACGATGGTTGCCGTGAACGTATCAGGCGATGCAGGCGCCGATCCGTCGGTTGTCATCTGGACGAAGTGTGTCGAACCACCGCCACCGGTAGTCGTGATTGTTCCTAGCTGAACGATGTCACCATTGGAGCGGCCGGATGTACCAGCGGCCGTCACATACACAATATAGTTCGTAAGCACTGCGGTCGAGGTACCTGACGATACACCAGAGGACGTCACGAATGATTCGTTGATACCATCAACCTGGATACCACCTGTAGGTGTCGTGATTGTGCCTGCGGTGAACGCGACGCCCGTAAAGACTTTCTTGTACTGATAGTTAGGAACAGAAGGCGCAAGCAGAGAGCCGGCCTTTATGAAGTCCTGAGGGAATGGGAACACAAGGGACGGGTCCGTTGATTCCTGGAAGTATGTCGAGCCGCCAGAGCGCGACGCCTGAGTCACATTGTATTTTGTCCAGAGCGTATTCGCGCCCGTGTTTGACGAGCCACCAGTACCGGCGACGGCCTTGAGGTCCTTCGTGTCGAAGTCGATTGACACATTTGTGGCATTTGTCGGAGTCGTCGTAAAGACCGTATTCGTCGTGACGAACTTGTGACCTGTCGCATTGACGGAGTAGCCCGCAATAACGGCCATCTGTCCGGTACCAGGACCGCTGGTGAATCGGATTGTCGCACCGACATAGGCCGATGTCTGGGATGAGAAGGTGTTCTGGGCATTGGGATCATATAGAAGAATCGTATTGGCAGAGATGACCGTGCTGACATTCGAGCGCAGATTGGAGTATACCGTATCGAACATGTACAGACGATACACGCGAGACTGGGCATTTCCTGTGTTTGCGGCCGAATCATATGTCACCATACGAACACGACCTGTTCCGATCTTGGTCGAACGATACTGGGCACCCACCGGAGTCGTGGCAGGCGTCGCAATGTTCGCGATCATCTGATGCGGTACGCAATGCAGATCGATAATCATAGGTTCGGAATGATCGAGATATCCGCGACCTTCGGAGACTGTCAGATAGTTTCCGTATGACATGTTGAGTGGATAGTTGGAGACCGTTGTCGTGTCACGCGCGCGAGGAACGATGATTTGCGTCGGAGCAATCGTCTCGAACTCATAGCCATGCACATACGCCTTGCCTGGATCGATTGTCGCAATGTAGGTGTTCGCATTGGACGAGTTATCGGAAAGATTGAGCCTGAAGGCACGGACGGTATATGATCCAGATTCATCGAAGGTGCGTCGAGCAAGTGTATCTTCCAGATCGGAATAGACGGGATACACGACCTTCTTCTTGACGACACCGTTTTCCATGCGCAGCAGTTCAATGAATGCCGAATCGTCGGTCGAGGTCAGTGAACGCGTGGTAAGTGTGAGATCGATCTTATAACGAGCGCCGCCAGGCGCCTGATAGTTTGAGGACTCTTGTGCGGGGTCGAGCAGTGATGTGTCGGAGGCTTCGGTAATGATCTGATCGGTGATCGCAAGACCTATGCGCGCGTTTGCCGCAGTCGTATACTTGGATGCAATCGTGGACTGGCCGGGGGCGCGCACAAAGAAGCCATTGAAGAAGAAGATGCCGTCGGAAACGGATGCAATCGCGGCTGGTGTGTTTGCATCTGTTGCCGCAAGATTGGCGAAGATGGCTGTGTTCGGAACCATGATCGTATCGCCGCTCTGGAACTTATTTCCGGTGAGATACTTGATGACGAGTGCAGGAGGCTCGGTCGTGGAGTTAGCTGTCGCACCAATGACATACGCCTGGACTAGTGTATTGGATGAACCATATGCAATCGTCTGATTGAGGAACTGAGAGACATTGACATCCACATTGGCATACTGAGTCGCAAGATTGAGCGTGACGCCAGTGGTATCAATCGAAATCTGACCGCCCTGAACGATAGAGCCGTTATCGTAGATTGAGCGACCGAAGCGTTCCGTCTGGACCTGGGCCATCGTCTGCATCTGGGTAAGTTCGCGAGCCTGGATAGGATATCCAGGACGGATCAGGATGCGATAGAAGTTCTTGTCTTCATTATAGTCATCATAGTAAGGCGCACCACGGCTTTCAATAGGAACAACCTTGGTGTTTGCAATGTTTGCCGATGCGGTCATGTCAGTCCTTGTGTGCGATATTACTAGAAGAACGAGATTATTAGTTTGATATCTTCAGTCTGCGACGGGTTACGCGCGACGGGAGATATGTCGTCTATATAGATGATTTTTCCAGAGTTTCGTGTCAAATCTGGATTGGTTACTCCGGTTACATAACGAGACGCAGCCGTGACGGCTCCGACGAGAGGTGCAGCCGTAGGGGTTCCGCGCGTCTCGGCCAGCTTCACGATTCCGTTGGCGGTGTCGAATTCGATGATTTCACCCACAAACGTCGCAGTATCAAAGGTCGTTCCCTGGAATGCAAATTCGTCCTGGGCAAAGTTTGCACCTGAACCGGTTACGGAAAGCTTTGTTGTCTGGGAGAATGTGGTGCCTGAGAAGGCATTTCCGGCATACGAAAGAGGATCGGCGATCAGCGCAATCTGACGGAAATCATTGGTCGTGGGAATCGTTCCACCTTCGTCGGCACGAAGTCTCACATTAATGAGAAGAGTCTTTGCACCCAGTTCGGACACTGCATCGGAACCGTGTCCACCCTTGGGTCCTATGGAGATCGAGAGGGCCGCGCCGGCACCTGTTCCGGAAATAGCCGCATTTGCGAAAGTATAGCCGGAACCTTTTGACACAATCGTGACATTCGTGACCGCACCCGACACAGTGTTGGTCGTGAGAGTGGCTGAAGCCCCCGCACCGTCGCCTGTAATAGATACGGTAGGCGTGCCTGTATAACCAGAACCTTGAGAAGTAATGTCAATCGAATCGATAGACCCGTCGGTGGCGGCTTGTTGGACGCGCCACTGCAGAGAACCGTCATTTGCGACGAGCGTTCGGACAGGAATCCATTCGTTTGTCGTGAAACGAATACGATCAACATCAGAAAGCGTGTACATGTACTTCCAGATATAGCCGTCGGCTGTGGTATAGGTCGTATTAGGATTGGTCGAGATCGGTTTTATGGACGAATTTGCATTTTTGTTATTGAATATACACTTGTACACATTGAAATCGTCGGTCAGCACATAGGGAAGATTGGTCGATCCGTACAGTGTCGAGCGTTCGCAGTCATATGGAACATATACCGTATTGGCCGTCCAGTTCTGACGACGGATTACATACGAGATGTCGCCGCCGGTAACCTTCTTGCCGCTGATGACATTGCGCCATACTTCGTAGACCGCATCGACGGACGAGTTGGCCTGCGGAGGATTTGCGTCATTTGACCACGGATCAGCGCGCGCAATCGCGAGATACACGTTGGCCGTGTTGGAGATGGCGGCCCGGAATGATCGTGCCATGAAGACGCCCATGTCGGCCGTGAATGTTGACGTACTTGGCATGATGTCGTACTATTCCTTTTTTCGTTCGTTCTGTTATATATTAGTAATATTTTGTACTTCCAGGCCCACCGCCAAAGACTACCTGCGGGGCAAGCAGCATAGGATTACTGAGTCCTCCTACACCTGTTCCATTTGCCGCAAACGCCGGAGCCCCAAATCCGGAATTAAAAAACAGATAAGGGGCCCCTTTGGCTGTAAGGGGGATTACCGTATTTGCCCTGAAGTAATACTTGGCCGTGACGAAGAGACCATTAGAGTATCCGGCCTGGGATGTGCCTCCAATCATAATGTCCAAATTAGGTGCCAACTGACGAGGACGAATGAGGCATCGTCGGATTTCTGGAAGCTGAGTAGATACTCCACCATACCTCATCCAATAAAATTCCGATATGTTTCCAGTATATGTATTCTGACCGGTCGTGTTTGAACCGAGCGAGAACAATGTAATGCCATTAAGATTCGCTTCTTGAGGAATCCGATGCTGAGTGGTTCTGATAATCTTGCACGATGAACTGTTGTTCAGGAACATTCCATGAATCGGCAGGCCTTCGCCGAACGGTCCTTTCTGAGAGTTCGTGTCCAGACATGACACAAAATGATACCAGGTATTGGTCTGGAGAGGATGCGTGACCGAATTCGTGCGCGCATGATATAGCAACTCACCCGTGAGATTGTTGGCAAAGTTGACGCCGATGTAATGGCCTGTTCCTGATAGTTCTTCCTGGGCATTGGCATAGATTATGCCGCCACCCTCAATTCCCGTTTTGACATAACGCGACGCCACCATAGGAGGTGTGGCGCACGGACCTGCACCTTCATAGTTCGTAGGCTCCAGCTGAGCGCCCCACATCGCAAGACCAGACGAAGTGTCGCCGGTGTAGGTTTCCGTTTCTCCTCGGCAGGCCCTGATCAGAACAAATCCTGTTCCTGAAGGTGTATTTCCGGTTATTCCAGTCATCTGACAACGATACCAGCCGTTGTTGGCGAGTTCGATTTTTGCATTGTTGGTATTATACAGAGTACCCACGGAGCCGTTTCCGGATAAGCCAAAAAACGCTATTGTTGCAGTCGGCGACGGAACTTGAGTTCCGACGGCCACCGACCAACGCAACTGTACATTAGTCGTGTTTCCAACTGGTTTGAAATATTGAGAGAACGTATAAAGGGAACGCGAAGTCATATTTGTGGAGAGACGGCCCATCTGATGTTGTGTTAAGTTGGTATCTTCATACACAATATCGCCGGTCATTGTTCCGTCGGGTGCGAGTACGCTATCCAGGGCCAGCGCACTTACGCCACTCGTTATGACGTTCCATTCCGGCGAGACCATCGATTCGGAATTTGCCCACTCATTATAGCCCATAACGGTGCGTTCTTTTCCGATGTATACCGTCCATACTTTATTGTTGCCGTTATTGGCAGCCGCAACACCACCAGTCCAGGACGAGTTCGCGATCTCGACCAATGTCATTTGGGCATTGTCATTAGCAATATAATTCGGGAAGTTTATCCATAGGGATACGGCTTGATTGTAGTATACGTTGGAACCGATGATGTAGCTGTCGTAGAGAATAATTCCGTTATTTCCATGGAATATAATTGTGTTCGACTGCCCGGTGTTGAGATAGTAGTCCAGTCTATTTTCCGTTCCTGTATTGCCTGTGGAAGTGTCGGATGTGTTTATGGTTATATCATCCACGAGAGCATAGTCGCCCCAGACTCGGATGCCTGAAGGATGCAGCAGATTTCTAACGGCCGTGATCCACTTCTCATATGCAAGTCCAACGCGGACGACATACGAATAGTTCTGCCAATAGTCTCGGTCTTGGATGTAGTTGTAGGCCGACGGGAACCCGTCTTGGTTCAGGAAGTAGCCTGGATAGGTAAAGATACCTTGGACGACTGATGTAGACAGATTAGCCGTACCGTCACCATAGCCCGGAAGTGTCGCGACGGGTGCGGTCGTATAGCCTTGGCCACCGGATGTAATAGTAACGCCCAGAATTGTGCCGATTGCGCCGGTCGTTGGCGTGATGGACGCACCGGATGCGATCTGCGACGCGGCTGTGATGTTTGCCCCGACTCCAGCACCGGACGCTACTGTGATGGACGGAAGATAACCGTCGAAGTATCCTAGGCCGCCAGCAACCTCATTATCGGATGTTGTGTAATAGCGCACGCGTGTGATTGCGCCGGTGCCATTGACCGACATGACGTTTGCCTTCGCACCGAATCCATAGCCCTCAGGTGGATTCGTGAAGACGAGTTCGTCGCCTGCGGAATAGCTGGCGCCACCGGAATTGATAATCAACGATCCTAGAATACCCAAAGGCGCGACCGATGTGTTCGCGATGATGGAGATCGTAGGAACTGATGTGTATCCTGTTCCGGGTGCAAGAACCTGCACAATCGTTGCCGGTCCGCAGTTCGAATAGGTAAATGTGGATGCAAGCGTGCTGATGACATTGAGTGCAAGATTAGCGGTGGTGCGCGCAAAGATTGTCTGGGCGGCGCCCCATGTCGCAGATTGAATCTGAGAAATCTGATTGGCGTCAATGTTATATGTGTTCGGATGGAATACTCCGGAGTTATTGACAGTGAGTACGGAACCGTTTGCACCCGAACCGCCACCACCAGAGAAGAGTAGGAAGTTGTTCTGCTGATAGCCCGAACCCCCACGCACGACTTGCATACCGGAAACGTTTCCGGTCGAGACTGACGAGACGACGGCGGCCGCTCCGGAACCGTCTCCACCCGTGAACGTGACAGGATTTCCTATTGCATAACCAGAACCTCCGGTACCGACAACAATCGATGACACAAGACCGGAAAAGATATTGGATGTGAGGGTGACAAGATTGTTGGATGTGTCATAGTACTGGGTACGCACGACTTCACCGGATGTGAAGGTGTTTGAGATGGACGACAGATAGATTTCATTGATGAGCGTGCCGAGTTCATAGAACTGTTCCACACGCTCGACGGATGCAGTCGTATTGGACGACACACCCTGAAGCTGTCGGCCTTCATATAACGCAAATGTCGCAAGGCTATTGTCTGAGTTTCCGTTCAGCTTTGTCGCGGTCACGCGCAACGATTTCTGGATAATCCACTTACCATCGGATGCCTTCAAAATATGATCCTTAGGATACAGTATTTCGGACTCGCCACCGTCGGTGAGAAGACGCATCAGGAACTTGTAGGACTTCTCGGTTCCTCGCGCGCGATAGAAGTCTTTTATCTTGGGAAGTAGTTTCTTGTAATCGGTCGCGAGCGTCTTAGGATACTCATATGTGTAGGTCGGAACACGGGCTCCGGTGACAGGATTAATCTGAGAGTTACTGGTAGGAGTAAAGATCGTAGCTTTCGTTCCAGGCTCAATTTGGAAATCACCGACGAGGAATCCTTTGGTCGGATCACCGCTATGCGTGACGCTACCCAAATAACTCTGTTTCGTGAATATCGCATATGTGGTGTTCGTGATAGCCGCCGTCGAATTTCCTGTCAGGGCTATTTTATACCATCCATTCGATTCGACAGTCACGGTATTCGAGATATATGTGCCGAAGGTTAGAGGGTTCCCAGTTGAAGTAATTCCCGTAGGCGAAAGATTAAACTCAAAGCCGTATCCGTCATTTCCAGGTCCTTGGTCTTTATATTGTATATAACCTGCGGTACGACCGGCCGGTTTGATCTTAAACGACCATGTTGTCGGACCGAGAGCCGGCCTTCTTTCTCCGGCAACAAGCACATGGGAAGATGTTGCCGAGTCTTCTAAAACAAGAGTCGCAGTTTCGGCGCCGCTTGGAAGCGAACCTGCGTTTGCCGTTTTGGTGGCATTGGAAAGAGAGTATGTCAGAGAATTGAAACCATCAGAATATCTGAAATAGTTCGTTCCTACAATAACTCCGTTACTCGTATTCGAGTTGTCGATCTCTCGCGACGGCAGAAACGACAGGAACTCGGAATACAACTGGGTCGTGAAGTCGTCCATTGATTTCTCAATGTCACGGCCGTCCATGAGTTTCTTTGCGCGCTCAATGACCTTACCGGTTCCGACCGAGCCTGTATCACCTTGGACAGTCTGTTCCAGGTATTCATAGTATGCCTCCATGAAGGCCACGAATAGGGGATGATCATCCCGAACGAATGCCGGAAGCTGAGAGGATACGAGCGTGGAAATCTTTGTATTGACAGTCATGTTATATTATCGCGTTCCAGAATCATCTGTATATACATTTATTTCTATAGAGGTGAGATCGGATTCATCGATGGTAATGATTCGATTCTTCACCGGAAAGAGTGTTTCGTCCAGCGGTTTGATCTGAAGGGCGAAGACGCCTTGCTCCAGACCATAGTACGGCGTGGATGCGACAGAAAAGCCTGTAAGAGATTTCAGCACGACCTGGCCCGTGTCATAGTCGATTGTTCCGGCCTTATCATTGACGATGACCTTCTGGCCGTTCTCCTGCAGATAGTATGTCTGAATCGTACCGTTTCGTCCGAGTAGATTGACCTTTGCCGTTGCCCCGGTGCCCGTTGCGTCATTGACGGTGGCGGTCGCAACCGTATAGTTCGCACCACGATCATTGACGGTGATCGAACGAACCTGGCCATTGACGACGGTTGCGGTCGCCTTTGCTCCGGCACCGTCACCGGCGATGGTTACTGAGGGAGAATCCGAATAGCCCGTTCCCGGTGTCAGCATCGACACAGAATCGATGCCTGTGAACGCTCCAAGAACCTCTTCGAAGAATACGTCACGAACAATGTCAGAGTTGTCGCGCACGGTTATCGTGGGTCGCGAGGTCATACGCTCCTGAAGACCTCCTCGATGAAGAGGCGAGAAGAAGTTGACGTCATAGTTCTGCGTCACACCGTTGACGAGCGTGACCTGCTTGATCATATAGACCTCGACATCATTTGACATGATCGACTTGTCGGCCTGATCGATGAGATAATGCAGCTTCGAGTTTCGAAACACCGAGTTGAATGTGTTGAGATTTTCATCGCGATAGGTCAACACCGTCTGACGCACCAGTGATTTGATTTCATCGGCCGTGCGCGAGGTTTTCTTTGGGTCATAGTACACCGAGATCGAGAACTTCAAGTAGAGATAGTCCGGATCGATGATCTCAGGCGTGACGGTCAGCACAGACTTTGTGCGAATAATGTCATTGACAATCGCGTCCTTCTGGGCCGTCGTAAGAATGAAACCTGTCTTGGGCTTCATCGAAATGAAGACCTTGCCGTACTGAGGAGGTTCGTACTCTTCTCCACCCCAGATCGACAGCGATTCGATGTTAGGATAGTCGCGCTTCAACAACAACGAGTAGTCGTTCTTCGTGACTGCACGATTCTGGGTCGTGTAATGAATAGGCGCGCGGAATTTGATTTCCTCGATTGTTTCCTTTTGGGAACCAGAGGCCGCAGCGGACACGGAGGTCACCGTAATGTTCGATATTGCGCCCAGAGGATTCGCAATCGTGAACACATTGGCCTTGTTCGGAGCGTCGGCGTTCGTGTCGAGATATGTGACCTGGATGATATTTCCGTTCGACAGAGACTTTCCGAACACTCCGTCACCGAAGTAGAGCGTATACGAGCCGTTTTCTGTCTCGTCCAGGAAGTACACGGCGGAATTGGAGTCGAGTTCGGTGATGTCTTCTGCAAGTGTGAAGACTTCCTGATTCGTGCTTGATCCGGACTGCTGGACGATGACCGAGATCGTGTCCGTATCAATGGAAGACGAATCAATCAGATAACGCTGACGAGGATTGTTCTGATCCTGAGCGAATTGATACGTGATGACCTCACCTTCCTTGATTGCGACATCCGGGAAGAAGAAGGCGCCGTCGGCCTTGTTTACCGTATAGGAATCCAGCGTGACGAAGTTGTAGTTGACGGAATCGACGGCTTCCGAGATGAACTGGGTGTACTTCGGAATCGTGAGGGTCGCCTGTGTATTTCCAGCCGGAGGTGTCGCGAGAACATTGATGTATGCGACCGCGCCTGTGCGCGAGCGGGGAGTATAGCCTAGCAGCTTTGCATGTGACAGCACGGAATTGCGTAGCTGGGCTGTATTCAGGAACATTTCGTTCGCAGTCATGTTCAGATAGTACGCCATGTAGTGTGTATTGTATGCAAGAGTATCCAACAGGATATTCATCGCCGAACCTTCGAAATCGTAGTCCGAGAACTCAGCCTGGGAGCGTAGGAAGTCCTTCAGATTGGCCTTGATGGACGAAAAGTCCGTCTCCGTGATTCTGAGATTCGTATTTGATGTTACTGATGGCATTAGCGGATTCTCTCGAGGATAAAGGAAACGGAGGTTGGTGAGACTTGATTCTGAATGAAGAACTCAATCACGACTGAGTATGCATTGTTGTCGAAGTCGGCGGTGACGGAACAGGTCTCGATTTTCACGCGCGGCTCATAGTTCCGAATGACTTCCAGGATTGCAGTCTGAAGCGAACTTGCAATGACGGGTGACATGTTCTCGAAAAGCAACTGACGTGCCGAGCATCCGATCCAAGGCTGGAAAGGCTTCTCGTAGAAGTTCATGAGTACCAGATTCTTCACTGCCTGAATAACCGCGGACGAGCCATACTTGCGTGCGACATCCTTGCGTGCCGGATGCTTTGTGAAGGACATGTCCAGATCAGAGAATGTTCTGACTTCTGGCGTCACTTGTGAGGTTACGATGGGCACTGGTTATTAGTCTCCTAAAATCTCTTTGAGTCTATCGGTTCCAATAAGATACTTCAACAAATACTTTCCGGAAGGCTCGGAATAGACGGACGTCACAAAGGACGAAAGGGTTGAGTATGCCAACTGACTCTCGACCTGTCTATAGAAGTCCACATCCGAATCAATGATATTACGCACTCCGGCCACCATTGCATCAAGTTCGTTATATGTCATCTCCATGTTTGCCGTGTTCGAGGTGATCGGCGGAATCAGCAGGGTCATCTTGTCCCTGTAACTCTGCAGCAGATCGGCACTGAACAACGAAGACATGCAGTACATCACATTATTGGACGAATATGATCCGTTTGCATCCAATCCATTAGACAAGGTATTTAGCGCCGTACCTACGGAAATGACCTTTTGCAGATCAATATCATCCGCTAATATTGCGACGCGCAGACCGGACAGTCGGTCGGTATGATCCGTGAGTTCGGAAAGCATTTCAACGAGTCCGTAGACCTTCGGTGTGAAATCAAACGCGGCGTTCGACTGATATACCGAATTCACATAAACGGAAGGAATCTGAGCCTGAAGAGGATCGGACGACAGCGCAAAAGATGTCTGGGCGCCATCCGCGACGAAAATGTCCTGGAATGCGACATTTCCGCGGCCGACATAGCGCACCTCGATATTGGATGTAACAACAGGGGCTTCCGTGAATACGATAAGGGCCGAATTCGATACGAGTCGAGAAAGCAGATTGGCCTTTCCGGAAGGACCTATATGATTGGTGACATCCGAGATCACCGAGATCAGAGTGTTCGCATCGCGCGAAGTGAATGAAATGATATTCGCGACCGGATTGACGAAGATGCCGGCACGACCGGACAGTATGAGTTCCGAGAACAGATTGGTGGATGTCGGATCGTTCTGAAGCGGATAATACTCTCCGACTCCTGGCGTCGTTGCATATGACGGAACGGAGATGATTGTGTTTGAGGTTGGGCTTGGATGGGTCATGTTATTATGATGGCCATCTGTATTCTTCGACAATCACGACACCAGGTCCACCGTTTGCACCAAAGGCGACTTCACCCGCGGACGTGCATTTGGAACCCGTTCCCCCCACTCCCCATGTAGTGGTCTGAGACATTGACGACGCCCATCCATTAGGTGTCGCTCCGGACCTATAGGGATTTGCAGTAGCCGATCCCCATATTGAACTTCCCCCAAAAGATGGTGAGGCCGGTGAGCCTGTACCGGTTGCATCAATATCGGTTCCATATGATCCTCTATTTCCTGGTATTTTCAACGAACCCACATAAGGAATTCCTCCGTCACCTGGCGGCATAGTCGATCCGGGCTGAAGTCCTTGGCCCAATCCATGAAGATTATTTGGAGAGCCATATCCACCTCCGGCGATCACAAGTGAGTTATTTCCAAAAATAGAATTGCTTCCGTTGGCGCCATTTTGATTGTTCGATCCTCCGCGCCCTCCAGCCATGACGATGACCTGTTCCGACGGGGAAAGATCGGATGCATTGAACCATGAGATGCAGGTCGCGCCTGAGCCTCCTCCGGCAGACTGAGGATCAAGTGACGCCGAATTGGAGGATGCACATCCTGAACCTCCCCCAGACCCAGTTGCAGTCACCTTTATGAACGCAAGATTGGCTGGCTTCTGATAGTGCGTATTGGAGATTGTGCCTGTGTGTGAGTTGGACGCAATGACATACGCATTGATCGACCAGATTTTGCCGCCAGTCATAAAGCCTGAGAACGTAATGTTTCCAGTCACGACCATATCGCGCGCAACCGTCAGGTTTCCATACACATGTGAGTTTCCGGTGACCGACAGATTTCCGGAAACGTTTGCATTCGCAGCCACGGAAAGACTCTCGGTGATCAATAGATTACCGGTAATCGTGTTCCCCGAAAACATCGCAAGGACTTCTGGGTCGAGCGCGATCAGTTTGATTTTGTCTACCATAATCTATCTATCCTGCCGAAAACATCTTGGATGAACCTGTCATATTGAAGGACCCGCACGAAATAGAATCACCGATGCGCGCGACGGCCTTGCCCTGCACAAATAGCTTGTGGGAGCCGGTCGACTGCGTTCCTGGATGACATGAGGTACAGCAATGTGTTTGCCACTGATCGCCGACGCGCACGACTCCACGACCTTGAACGAAGAACTTGTTCGAACAGGTCGCATTGGGTCTGGATGGAAAACATCCGTGACCGGTACACATCTTTCCATCGTTGACGACCGCGGGCATTATTTGTAATCGTACTTTGTTCCAGACCAGGTCTGGACGCCTTTCGACGTGTGATTAAACTTCTCATCCGATATCGTCATGGCCTTACCGACCTTCAGGTCCAACTTTCCGTCTATCGTCCACTTCGCATCGCCTTTAACATGTAGAGTATTATCTCCACCGACGAGGATATTGGCGTCGCCATCCACGTTGATACGCGCGGCTCCTTTGACGTAAACGTTATTATCTTTGACCACGATATGGTAATCGGAACCATATACATGAACTGTACGAGAGCCGTCGGGCTGTAGTTCCTCGTAAGTTCCACTACGATGATGGGTGTTAATGCGCTCGGCCCCTGGCGTATCGTCATGTTCAGCAACATGTCCCGATTCTGTGACAACCACCTGATTGTATGGATATTTTGCAGCATAAGGTGATTTGGGTTCGCTCCATTTTGTACCCGCGGAGTCGGTAACCGAAACGCAGTTTGCATTTCTGGAATCGATGTAGGTGTTTGCTCCTGAGACATCTTCGTTCCTTGCTAATCTGGGCGTGTGAGGCTCGTTTAGTCTATCAGGATATCTAGTAGGCTTCGCACCCGGAAGAGATGGGCGCTTGTCTAAATCTTTGCCGGGGTCCGCGAAACCTTTCGCAGCATCCGGTGTCGTCTCAGGTATACCGTGAAAGATGCCCATGATGACAGGATATTCACCTTCCTTGCCGTCCATGAAGTAACCCATCACCATCGTGCCCTCTTTCGGGGGTACGACAGAACCGTGCGTACCGTTCACCGGATGTAGAACATGTGCCCAGGGAAGATGCTCGGTCGGAATCATCGCCTTGTCGTCCGTGTGCCAGGCATGAATGCGTACACGCGCGCGACCCAGATGAAGCGGATCCATACGATCTTCGACCACGCCCATCCACCATACGAAGCCGTCAAGGCCCATATGAATGGAGGAGACTGAGGATTGTAGTGTCTTTTCAATGGCCATGACTAGAATAACTTTCCGAATCCGATTGGAGATTTGTTTCCGCCTGCAGGTGACGCCGGTGTGGCGGCCACATCATCCTTTACGACGGTCATTTCCGTGAAATACTTGCGTTCGACCGTCATCATGTGTGTGATTGTCGTGATGATATAGTTGCCGCCGATGAGTTCGTCAGTGAGTTCCGTGGACTGATCCTCAGGCGAGATGATGTTGAGTTTGATGATGTCCCCCGACTTGATGGTCGGATTACCTGGAACATACAACTTGATTCGATGATCCTGAAAGTTTTGCAGGAAGGCATTGCGTTGCAGGTCGGTTTTTTCGATCTGATGCGGCTTGATGTTCGTGTCGCGCGCCTTGATGTAGGAATTCTGGGGTTGATTGAGCGTGGTCACCACAAATCGCGAATGAGACTCCGGCATCTTGTTCGGTGTGTCTCCCTTACGATTCTGGATGGGTTCCATCTTATTGGTCGACTTGCCTTTTCCTTCCAGATGCATCGTCTTGTCAAAGAACTCAATGGCATCGTGCTTGATCGTCGCGACAGCCTGACGCAGTATGTCGAATGTCATGAGATTGGATGCATATTTTCCAGCCTGGGTATTCGACAGCGTATCGAAGTTCTGATGAATGGCATAGGATATGATTGAGAAAGGATCGATCACGGACGAGTCGATTCGGGCCTGCTTGTAGGTATACTCGGCTACGGGCGCCTGCTTGAACAGCGTCTCGATGGATTTGTATTTGAAGCCATGTGCAAGTGTCTGATAGAACATGAAGGATGGATGATCCGTCTGGGTGAGCGCCTTACGTGACACCTTGTTGATTGCCTCGAACGGACGCATGTACGGTATCGTCATGTTCGTGACGCCTACCGTAGGTTCGATCTCAAGGTCCTTGACGGGAATCTTCAGCGTATTGACGGCGATGTCCTTTACGATGTCAGACACCAGCTTTCCCTGGAACGACTTCGACATGGAATACTGGGACGCAATGAACAACTCCTCGGAACAGAACATGAGTCGATATGTCTGGGACGCGTTGGATACACGCTTTCGGTCGAGAATGTTATAGATGCGATATGACTTGGTGATCAACTGGGGCGTGTCTGGCGTGCCGAACGATATTGCGACATGTCCGAAGCCTTTGAGAAGCGCCTTGTCGATCAGATTGAGTCCGTCGAGTACCGTGCATTCTCCGAATACAATAGGAAGCAGCAGCGACTCGGACACCTTGAACTCCTGGACCATTGCCCAGATATCGATCTTTACCGACGACTCGGATATGATGTTGAAGGCTTGGACATCAATGTCCACGGCCGAGGTTCTATATGACGGCATTCTATAGACTATCCTTTATCGCGACGTCAAGACCGATTCCGGGAATCTTGGCGCAATGGACAACTCCCTGTCCAGATTCTTCTTGATGACTTCTATGTATTCTTTCTTCAGCAACTTGATGGAACGCTTGCGCTCGTTTCTGTCGAGTTCGTCCGCCCAGGCAGTAACCGCGTTCTTCGTGATTGTTTCGGCCACTGTTGTTCCGTCCGACAGATCGTAGGAGTTGAATGTGGTGGCTGCGAGAGCGGTATAGGTGTTGTAATCAATGACCATTTTTGAGGTCGTCGTGAGTCCTGAGGCTGAGTCGCGACGGTCGATCTGCTTCTCATAGCGCACGACGCGTCTCTGGGATTCCTCAATCGTTCCGTACTTACCGATCATGTACTTTGCAAAGCGTGTGTAGTCAAGAGGCCAGTCATAGAACGGATCGACCACATCATTCATCATGAGAACGACCCAGTGAAACTCTGGATTGCCGTAGTACTTGTCGGCAATCATCTCGGGCGTGTCGCCGTCCTGGACCAGATACGGATAGTACACGGACGAGTTCTGCTTGATCGACTTGAGAACTCCGATACGCACGAAGATATTGGTGGCGATATCATAGTTTCCGGAGCGCGTTCCGTCCAGATCGTACAGTACCTTGGGAAAGAGATCGAAGAATTTTGCCATGTCTTAGTAGCCCTGCATCGTCTTGTCTTTGGTGATCAGATCGACTTCTTCGAAACTCAACTGCAGACGAACATTGACTGGTCGTCCATCTGATCCGAAGACGGCGTATTGGCCTGAAGGTGCATAATCGCAAATCACATCCGTGATGACGCATGTCGAGATTTTAGGAATCATGATCGAGTCCGCGCCGGAGAACTTGAACTGAATGTCAAACTCGGAAGGTGGAATCAGATAACGACCACCACCGCCAGCTGCAAACGAGGGGGCGGCCGCCGACCTGAACTGATTGACGATGTTATGAATGGACTGCATTTCGGTGCGTGAGCGTGCGGCCATCATGAAGTCGAATTGGAATCTACGCATCTCGGTCTTGCGGAAAATGACCTCGATCTGAGGATTGAGTGCGACGCCGCCTGTGTTCATGAGAATCATGTCGCGCATATCATCTCCGCCACCAAAGGCACCCGAAATCGCACGGGCCCCAGCTTCTAGGGCAAAGGGCGCACCGGTGCCGAGATTAGAGCCACCTTGAGTTGCCTGGGAAAGTTGGGACGCTCCAAGAACAAGACCTAGCTGATCCGTGAGCGACATGTCGGTATATTCATTTTTCTGACCGAACACGATGGTATTTGGAATGTACAGAGCAATCGTCGTGGATGTTGCGACTACCTTGCGTTTGGCAGAGAACAACTTCATATTTGATATTCCGACAGTGTTCAATGCACTTTCCACGACACTGCCCGAGATGGTCTTTTCGATGGCGCCCGTAAGAAGAGATACACCCTGCGCTCCCGGACCTCCCGCGAATAGGCTATTCGATACTCCGTTTAGCTGACTAAACGGAGTGGAGCCCGGGCCAGCCGTCGCCACCGACTTCAGGACATTGAAGACGATCCAGTTTTGAAAGGGTCCGGTTCCAATGTTTTCCGGATACTGAAATGTCTCTCGCTTGGTCTGAGAGTTATACAGATCGGCGAGAGGTCCGCGTGCAGCCGTTCTGGGAGTCTGACCTGCTGCATAACCTGCAATCTGGGTGATCGCCGCTGCCGGATTGTCATTGACGAACGGAAGCGCACTGCCCACAGCCTTGGTTATCATGTTGGAGATCAGGGACATTACGGCTATATACCTTCTAGGAGAAAAACAACGGGTTCGGATTATTTATGTCGTATAAAGGGAAATATACCCCCACAAACATCGCAAAGTATCGAGGCGACTGGAAGAATGTCGTGTTCCGTTCTTTATGGGAACGACAGATCATGAAGTACCTTGACGAGAACGAGTCGGTAGTCGAATGGTCCTCCGAGGAACATCCTATTCCATATTTATCGCCACTCGACGGCAGATATCATCGTTACTTCGTGGACTTCTGGATCAAGGTCCAGCGACCCGACGGAACACTTCGTGAGTATCTATGGGAATGCAAGCCGTCGAAGGAATCCGTACAGCCGGTGCTGAAAGAAGACGCATCGAAGGCCGCGAAACGACGCTATGCGCTGGATGTGAGAAAGTATGCCGTGAATCATGCGAAGTGGACCGCCGCTCGTAAGCTATGCGAACAGAAAGGCTGGACCTTTCATATCATTACCGAAAAGCAGCTAGCCTCGCTCGTCAACAATAGCAAGAAGCGCGGATAACATGAAGTACGTCAAGCGGGAAACCAGAACCAACAAGCCCGAGTCGCGCGAGGCGATCATTGACACGGTCTTCCGCGAACTGTCGGACACGAACTATCCTCCCGAATCCGACGGCGCCCGACGCTGGCTGATGAGACGCGCAAAAGAGATATATCACATCAATCGTGGAATAGTTAAGGACTCGGAACGCCAGATCACGGACATCTGGGATGTGATTCCAGGCCGCATGTTCATGTATGCATATGACGCAAAGACAAAGGACAAGCTGAAATACTGGGATAGACTGCCGCTAGTGATGCCAGTGACGCGTTATCATGACGGATTCCTAGGAATCAACTTTCATTATCTACCCCCGTCGTATCGATTCTTTCTGATCGACCGACTCAATAAGTTCCGAAATAACTCTAAATACGACGAGACAACGAGAATCCGGCTGAACTACAATCTGATTCAGCGATACACGCGTCTCAAGTATGCAAAGCCGGCCCTACATCGTTATCTGTACTCCCACATTCGTTCCAAGATTCTCTGGATTCAGCCGATTGAATGGGATGTGGTACTGTCACTACCGAGCGAGAATTTCGCAAAGGAGCAGAAAATGGTTGTTTGGAACGAATCACGAAAGAAGATACGAAATGACAACTAATAAGGCATCGATCAATGCTCCCCGTCCCGAAGATGTAGGTGCGTTCTGGAGCAGAATCACCAATCGCGGAGGCGGTCCCGCCAAGACGTCGCGCTTTCTCATTCAGATCGCGAGCCGACCTCGTTTTCCGGACTCCTGGAAGTTGAACTTTCCACAGGAAATGAATCGGCTGTCCGATCTCACTTTTCAGTGTGACACCGCCGAGATTCCTGGACGCTCGATTGCGACCAATGATATTCAGATCGGGGGTCCGACGATCAAGCTTCCGTACGGATCGACCTATTCCGATATGACGCTGAACTTCATCTGTACGAATGACATGTACGAGCGCAAGATTTTTGATGACTGGCTCAACTATATCAACAACGTCACGAACTTCACGATCTCATTCCGGGAAGACTATACGACCTCCATATACATCTTCCAGTACGACGAAGGTGGTGATCAGTCAATGAGCCCGGCGGTTACATTCGGAGTCGAACTGATCGAGGCATATCCGATTGCGATCAATCCTATGCAGCTAGCCTGGGCCGAAGATTCCGTGCATCGTCTGGGTGTCACATTTGCATATACATATTACAGGCCTCTGTCGTCCCTTACGGCACCTCGTGGAATACCTTCGTCGGTTCTTGCCGGTCTGGGTTCTGCATCCGGTGTCCTGAGTACATTCCAGAATGCGCTAGTGGGTGAGGCGACAGGCATAATCAATCGCTCGCTCAATGGAGCGTTGACTGGCTTCTCCAGTTTTCTAGGTAGTTTCTTTAGCTAATACCATAATATGAAAGGTGAAACATTCAATGTCATTATTTCCTAAACTTGATACTCCAACACACAATATCGTGCTGCCCATTTCCAAGACGGCCGTCACATTCAGGCCGTATCTCACGAAGGAAGAAAAGCTTCTTCTCATGGCGTTGGAGTCGAAAGACCCGAAGATCGTCATGGAAACCATTCGTCAGATCGCGATCAACTGTGTTGTCACTCCCGACAAACTCGACGTCGATAATCTCGCGTTGGTTGACCTTGAATATCTGTTCCTGCACATGAGAGCAAAGTCGAAAGGTGAAGTCCTTGAGGCGCAGTTCTCCTGCAAGGCGGATATTACCCACGAAGACGGAACGATTGAAACCTGTGGCGCACCGGTCGTTCTCAAGACACGAATCGACAATCTCGGTATTGTGAATCTCGACAAATATCAGAATGTGATTCCACTTACCGACAAGGTAGGTGTTGTCATGCGTCTCACACGCTACAAGGACATGATCGATGCGACAATTTCCCGACCGGACGATACGGCCATCAAGATGGCATATTCCGTCATTATGGCTGGCATTGAGGCAGTCTATGATGCGGACGAGGTCACGAAGGTTGACAAGTCGAATCGAGATGACCTTGAAGAGTTTCTGGGTTCACTGACCCATGACCAGTTCGCAAAGATCGAGGAGTTCTATCAACGCGCACCCAAGATCGACTATAAATTCAACATGAAATGTGGAAAGTGTGGCTTTGATCATGAGATTCAGTACGCGGATATCTCAAGTTTTTTTTAATACTGTTTTGTGATGATAACCTGATGAACTATTATAGGACGAACTTTTCCATCGTCCACATTCATAAATGGGGATCGTTCAAGGACTTGGACGAAATGCTTCCCTTTGAGCGCGATGTATATAAAGCCATGTTGGTTCAGCACCTCAAGGAGGAGGCGGAACGTATGAAGGAGGAAGTCGAGCGACAGAAGAACATGCAGTCCAAGATAAATAGTAGCATACGAAGAGGGCGGTAACAAGACGTGGCAAGCAAAATCCTAAATACGGCACGAACACTATATGCCGAAAACGAAGCAGGTTCAATGCGTCAGGCTGTTGGACAGGCAATGCACGCTCATGCGTCTGCTGCCTTTCATCCCACGAATCTGATCGGAAAGACTTTCGGCTTCGGATCGTTTATTCATACGATGGCGCGACGCTCCAAGATGAAGATGTTCGGTGAGCCTACATATGAGCCGGGTGGCATAAAAAATCCTTTCAAGTCGGACTTGAAAGGATTGCCTAAAGGTGGAAAGGGTCGATCTTCTGCTGGTGTTGCAGTCGAAGCCGAACAAGCCGTCAAGGCGGGCCGCACGGATGTGGTGATGCTCAAGACTCTGGGTCATGTTGAAATCAACACAAATAGAACGGTAGATTATCTTCAGACAATAGTCGAGGGAAATGCAAAGTTGGCAGGAACTGCGGAAGAGAACGCGGCTGAAGCCAAGGCATCGGACGAAAAAAATAATGCTGCTCTCGTAGCCGCGATGTTGGGTCTAGGAAAAGGTGAGCCCGACGGCGCCGCGCTGGCCGGTGCTGCCAATGGAGGTATACCTGCACTGGCCGGTGGCCTTATGGGCACCCTAGGAATGGGTGCTGGTATGGCAGGTGGCGCCGCCCTAGGTGGAATGCTGGGACCTCTGCTACTGCGCGCAATTCCTCCAGTTGCCATCGCAGCCCTTGTAGGAAAGGGAGTATGGGACGGTCTGAACAAGTGGGAAGAAACTGGTAATTTCGGCGAGGCAATATATGCCGCATTGGATAGTGCGACGCTGGGCATCGTGTCCAGTCTTGCCAATCTATTCGCCGCTGCGGCCGATAAGTTCTGGAAGAACAACAAAGAAGATATCATGGACATATTGAGTATCTCCCAAGGTAAGGTTCCACAAAAGATACTAGACAGGGGACAGGCAAAGGTGAATGCTGCAGCCAAGGCCAAGGCGGCCGCCGCTGCCAAGATCAAAGCTGATGCTGCAAAACCGGGAGCCAAACCTCCAGCGCCAATACAGGCAGGCATGGGATTGGGATGGATGGGATCAATAGCAGCCGGAGCAGGTTATCGTGGGCCGATGGGCACCACCGGTACCGGTGGTACTGCTGCTGCCACTACAACAGTAAAGCCTGGAGGTGCCGGTGGTGGTACTAGTACCACGACGCTGGCGCCGGCCGCGGCTGCATTGAGTTCTGCTGCCACCACCAAAGGCAATACTCTAAGTACCGCCAATGGTGGCACATTGAGTATCAGACGCTCCGCAGATACGAAGAATCTGAGAGCAGGCCTGATGGATAAAGTCAAGGAACTGCAAGGCCAGTTCGGAAAGAATATGACGATCACTAGCGGCCATCGTGACGCCACGCGTAATGCAAACGCTAGAGGCGCCAAGAAATCTCAGCATCTTCACGGAAACGCAGTCGATATTAAATTCAACGGAACGAAGGAAGAAACGATTGAGTTTGTCAACAAGGCATCCGCAATGGGCTTCACCGGCATAGGAGTATATGGGCCTGGAAGTGTGCATCTTGACGTTAGAAAGACTAAGAGTATTTGGGGTCCGGATTATACTGGCGCGTCTGTTCCATCCTGGGCTGCCCCAGCCTTGAATTCTCATATGGGAAGAAAATCTGCACCAATTGCAATGCCTTCGGACCCAACCGCCGACTTTTCGAAACTTGTCCAAGATCAGGTAGCCTCTACACTGATCAACCCAAGAAAAGATGTATCAGGTATCACTGAAATACATCAGAATCAGGCGCGCGCCCTTGCAGCCGCCACGGCTGGAACACAAGAAGTGATGGCCGAACGGGCCGCGGCACCCCCGGCACCTTCACCGCCCAACGTCAATGTCAATGCCGGTGCCGGAGCATCCAATATCACGGCCGAGCAAGGCCTGTCGAACAAGAGTGGATATGAAGGCATTGATGATATCATTTCGAAGGTACTCGTCGCCATGGGTGCCGTGTCCGCCACATAAAAAAAGGGGAGCATTTGTTGCTCCCCTTTCGGTACTCGCTATTGGTGTTTACTTTCTGCCCTTCTTACGCTTGGGCGTCATCTTCTTTTTCGCAGCCTTCTTCTTATTAACAGGCTTCTCCACGACTTCTACCTTTGGTGTCGTCGTGATGACATCTTCAGGTGGAGGAGCCGCCGGCAGCGGATCAGATGCGGTATCGGCATGCCATCCTGAATAGTTAGGAATCTCTTCCTTCTCACTAAGAGAAAGAATGAGTTCGTCCAGATTCCGGTTCACGTTCGAAATCGCGCGTGAACCTTTCTTGAGACCTTCCTCATAACCATCCATTCGTCCGATGTAGTAGGCAGCCACGGCCACCATGACCGTGGTGAGTGCCGATAGAACAAAGTATTCAATCATCATTAGTTGTTTCCTTTAGCTAGCAAGCTGTTTGAACATTTTGAGGTCTTCGTCCTCGTCTTCGTCCGTGTCCGGAACAGAAGTCGCGACTGCAACCTTCTTGGGTGCTTCGCCGGCAACGGCGACCTTGCGCGTATGGGGAGTATCTTCCCATGGCGGCGTTTCGTCGCCATCATCTTCAGAACTAGCCGCCGCAGGCTTTGCGGTCGTCGTGTAGGCAGATGATGCGTCGATTGTTCCCAGTACGTCCTCAAGCTTGCGCTTCAGTTCGGCATAGGACTTGAACTTGTCCGGTGTGATCAGGTCCGTGAGAGAGTGCTGGGCGGACCAGATTTTCTCGTAGGCTTCGTCATTGACCTTTCCGAAGAGAGGTCCTGGCGTATCGAACTCGGACGAGTCGTAGTTACGGAACCCACCGTCACCCTTGCGAATACGCAGCTTGAAGTTGGCGCCCGTTTCAAAGTCAAACGGAAGGAACTTGGGCTGGTCGGGGAATGTAGGCTTCAGGGCCTCTTCGATCTTCTTCTTGATCTTGGGACCGTAGGAGAACAAGAACACCTTGCCTTCCGTCTCAGGCTGCTTCTCGTCCTTGATAACAAGGATGTTCGACACATAGCCAAGCTTGCGCTTCTGCTTGCGTGCCTCATCCTGTTGTCCAGAATTCCAAAGCTTTGAGTTGTATTCCGAAACCGGATCGGTTTCGTTGATTGTGGTACGAGAGTTTTCGATGTACCACTTACCCGTTGGGCCCTTGAAGCCGTGGGAATAGATGGTGACGGATGCGTCTGCGGGTGACACCTTGCCGATGTCTGCGTCTGCAACTGGAAGGAATCGGATGATTGCGTAGCCATTGCCGGCCTTGTCTACTGAAGGCTTCCAGTAGCGATTGTCATCGTAGCTGGTCTTGGCATTTGCCTTGTCGTATTGGACGGCCATGTCGTCCACATTCTTCATCGAATTCATAAGGTCTTTGAACTTGCTCATTTCTGTATTCTCCGTATATTTGATTTGTGTGTTTGTGGTCTGTATCAGCGACCTATTTTATATAGCGTCGTTATTCTGCGTTTCCTTGTACATATTACGATATTTTCTGAGGTCCAACTCGGTGCCCAGAAAGGCCATATCGGAATACTTCGAAAGAAACTTCTTCGTCTTCTCCCATAAAGGATCACCTGCCAGGTTCTTACTCTTCGACCAAGTCTCGAAAAGCATTCCACCCGTGATCTTGTCCAAGATGATAATCGTCTCGGGCATGATCGAGCCATCATAATATAAAGCCAGGAGCAACGGAAGATCAGATTTTGCTCCTGACTGTTCTTTCATCCTAACATACTCCGCGACTGTTGTCAAGTCTTTTTTCACGAAGTAGTCGAGGGCCTGTTTCTTTGCCATGTAGTCGAGCGCACGATTCCTGGCGGCGGTTGTCGTGAGGCTTCCAATCCAGACCTTCGCTGGATCGATCTGCAGGCCCGTCGAACCGTGAATGAGATTGCCGACAATGTGATCGCGCAATTCTTCCTCGGACGATATCTTCGCGCCCAGGCGCTCAAAGAACAGGCGGTCTTTGCGCTTTAGGTACGACTCGACCTTTGCGTTTACCTTGCCGTGATAGCGCACATAGTTATAGGAATCCATCGTGAAGTGATTCTTGATGGCAATGAATGCCTGATAGACTTTGAATCCGGGGATCATATCGTCTTTGCCGATGCTCTGGGTTTGCGCGCCTTCAGAAAGTGTAACTCGGTGGCTTCTTTCTTGAGTCGCGACTTGAGGGAATTCGACAGAAGTTTCGGAACAAGTTCCACTTCTATGTCGAGTGCAGTACAATGATGCAGAATGGCTTCCATGACCGTGAGGCCTGTGTTAGCCTGAATGCGCGAAATCGCGACCTCAAAGGCCGCGATCTCATTTCGTTGTGTTACTGATAGTTTCTTGTCGCCGTGTGGTGCCATGATATGCCTAGGGTATCCTGTAGAAGATATGCAATCCGATCTTGGTGGTTTTCTTGTATTGCTTGCGCCATTTCGGACTCACATAGGTTGCATGATAGAAGGTTGCCCCATTTGTCGGGTCTTCATTCACACCACTATTATAACTCAAATAGGTCTCGGTTGCAAGTGTTTTTATTTCATTCCAGACAGGTTTTTGCTTCACGCGTGCCAGCTTGCGATGGAATCCGCGTTCGCATCGATACGAGAACGCACACACCATGACACTCTTTACCTTGCCTTTTCGCTTCCATGTCTTGGCGGCCTTGAAGTTTACCACATCACAGATTTCCTTGGAAAACTCATAGTGATGCTTGTTGTGATGTGAGTCGTCCGGGGTCCACTTCGCGCGATTCATGATGACATTCGCGACGGCAATCTTGCCATCCGTGGGTTCTCCAAGCGACTCGAAATAGATGGCTTCCGTGAGACAGTAAATGTCTCGTTCGGCATCGCGGGACAGGGACCTTTCTTCAATGTCAACCCGGCGGCGATCTTCGCGCTCCTCGGAGCGTTCGAACCTGACATCGGAATATTGGGATGATCTGATGTTCTCGGTTACTTCTTCAATGGATACCTGACGCTCACCTCGGTCGGCGATGGGTTCCATGGCAGTAATACGGGGTCCGGCCATAGCAGGCCAGACGGAAAAAGCAAATAGTGTAGTTGCAGTCAAAATGGTTTTGATAAACATTGACATTATCCTTTCGTGTGGGGGAAAGAGGCGGAATAGGTTCCTTTCGAGAGTTATTGTTGTTGTGCGTGTGAAAAAAGGAGGCAAGGTATCCTTGCCTCCAATGTGTGTGCGCGTATATTACTTCGTCACTTCTTCCGCTGCAGGAGCGCCGGCAGCAGCGGCTTCAGTGCCGGCTGGTGCTTCGACAACCGGAGCAGGTTCCTCGGTCACGACGACTGCCTGAGGAGCCGTGGACGGGGTAACATCGACCGAAACTGCCGGCGTCGTTTCTTCAACGGTAACAGTAGCAGGCGCGAAGGCGAAATATCCACCACCAAAACCGATAACGGCGGCGACGGCAATTGCAAGAGCATTGTTCATGATATTATCCTTTTATGATGATTGGGTTGTTACTCAAAGAAATCCCTGGAGGTTTGACCCTCCAGGGTAACTATCCGCGTCTAAATTAGAACGCGAAGTTGACGGACGCAACGATTGAACTGTTGCCACCGTCCGAGAGTTCCGTATTGAGAACTTCAATAGCGGGACCCTGCATGTAACGATAACCGACGCCGGCTGTTACGCCAGGTGCGATATCGGTGTTGATGCCAGCACCAAGCTGCCATGCAACGCCAGATGCTTCAAGCTTGAGCAAAGAAACATCTTCGAAGGTTGCAGTTGTCTTGGCATAGCCTACGCCAGCCAAAACATAAGGACGCACAGGACCGAGGTCCACAGGTACGTCATACACGACATTACCGAGAATGGCAGTCGTTTCATGCTGTGCATTGATCTTTCCACCGAAGATATCAACATCGTTCGAGCGGTTGGACAAGTCGGCTTCAATACGAAGACCTTTCACTGCATTCACGCGAGTGCCGACAACGCCGCCGACTGTGTAGCCGGAATTGTCATCAACAAACTTGGAATTGATAACATCATCCCAATTTGCGCCACCGTAGATTCCGACATAGGAACCGCCGGTGAATGCACCGTCGCCAGCCGAAGCCACTTCAGACAGACCGATAAGCGTTCCGACTGACAAAGCGACAACTGCCGCCGTTTTAATGAGAGCATTCTTCATTCTTTAGTTCTCCTTGTTGATTAAGTATAATGTAGGCGTAGTGAACAAAAAAGGCAGTTTTTTCTGTTGCCATGAAAAACTGCCAAAACACCGTCTAGAGACTAAGCCGCGAGGGCATAGTCCATAGGCACATTGTCATTAGCTGCGACATTTACAGTTTTGGAACGATGAGGAGTTCCGGGCCACTGATCTACTGAACTTCTACTCGCCATCCGTCGAATCTATGTCATCCCCATCAGAGATACAGCGGCGACAATATTAGAGACCTTTGCTCTTATCATCGGGACGGTCATGCGAGGACCGCTGTATCTTTGGTGGAGATGGCGGGTACTGCCCCCGCGTCCGAATGCACTTTCGTTGAACTATCAACAATCAGTCTACTATTTATACACGAACCCTAACCATAAGTCAAGTGGTTTCTTTAGACTGGAACAAATCCGTCTAATGTGTCGCGTGTTTCTCCGTCATTTCCACTGGGAGTGGAAGGCTGCTCGGTCTTTTCAATGGTTTTCGACACCGAGATGATGCACGTCAGGCTTTCCGAATCAGTCTCGGTGACGATTCGCAGGAAGCCATCGACCGTTTCTCTCTTCCAAAACGTGATCACATGCGGCTTCTTTTCAAGGTCCACTGTATGTGAAGTCTCTTGTGGAACAAATCCGTCGGCGAGTAGATCAGGAACGATTGTGGATGTCAGATCACAGGCGACCGCCAACTTCATAAGCTTACCGGTCGTGCCTTTCAGGTCCGACTCATGGAACTGTTGTCCAAAGAACATCTTATCCGGAGTCTTCAGATTCGAAGGTACTCCTAGATATACAATGCCTCCAATGAAGACGACGGCGGCTACGACCGTCACGACATTCTGTAGCCAGTGTTCAGGACTTAGCATTCTCTGTAATACTCCGAGATAAGGGTCATAAGCTGATCTTCATAGTCACGCGTGCGCTTGACGAACACCTGACAGAAATTCTCTTCCTCGACGGAAATGATCGTGACGATTTGTTTGATCTTGTGCCCGGTCATTTCCTCGTACATGAGAGCATAGCCAGTCTCTTGTAGGAAGTAAGACTCCACCCAAGACTCGCGCTTGAGTGCGCGTGACGTCTTGTGATCGATGACGGAAAGCACTCCGTCGAAATCGGCAATCGCATCAACCGTGCCGGCGATCTTGAGGAACTTCGAATACATGCCTTGCTCAATGAGCCGGACATTATCAATCCTATTCAAAGACGACAGGGCACACTCGAAACGATGAATTTCCGGTTCCGTTAGATTGGTATAATCAAACTCGTTCTTGAGATAGGACTCCGCCATTGAGTGAAACGACTTTCCTTTGGTCGTTGCCTCGACGGAAATGCGTGCAGCCTCGGTCTCACCGACGCGTGCCTTCCACTTGTTGAGTGCCTTAGTCTTGTCTTTCAGGACCGCTCCCAACAGGGTAGTCATTGAAACCGCTTCCGAACCGTCCGGCAGGATGTAGTGGCGTCCCATCGGCGTATCCCGCGTTGGTAATGTGGGCAGAGCGGATAACACCTTGTCGCTTTCCGATAGCGTGTGCGCGAAGTGTTTCAAGGGCTTCCGCGCGGCCGGGACTTTCTCGACGTGTCGGGCCTGGCGCCAGCTTAGTTTTGGGGGTGTTGTGTGTGTCATTATAATACCTCAGTACATGTGCCTCAAAGTTGGCGAGAATGTTGGACGACGAGTTCATCTTGTTCTCACCTCCAACGCCGAAGGCAAATCTCAGGCGTGCGGGATGCAAGCCTGACAGTCTCATTTCTGGAATGTTCTTTGCGTCACGATCCCCACCATTCGCGAAGATCGCGTCATGAAACGGAAAGTATGACAGCATCTTTTCGATTGCATCGCAGGCCGATCCATCGGTATCATCGAAATCGAAGGTGTAGTCCACCGACTTGAGATTGCCTAGAACCTGTTGGCGCTCAACGAATGGCATGAATGCATAACCCTTCTTGCGAATGAGCCAGGCGTCCGAATTGAGTCCGACGACCAGCTTGTCTCCAAGTCTTTTGGCTGCGTTGAGATATGCGATATGTCCTGAATGAAGTGGGTCGAAGCCCCCTGTTACGATTACGATGGTACTCATGAGAAAACACCTCCATGGCTATATCAATATATAGCGGAGGGTTTTCTAGAACCATTCGGGTTTACCACGATTTGTCCAGATCGCCATCGGAATTCCTTTGGCGTCCAGAGTCTTGGTGTCGCGATAATAGGTACGGTACGCTTCGACGGGATCGTTGTGCTTGTAGTCAGGACCGACGGCCTGGAACTCTTTGGCCATGTACGGTGTCTCGGACAGCGTGCCTAGACGATTGGGGATGATGGATATATCGCCAGGCATGTACTTCAGAGAGTCGTAGGTTTTCATGAATGCGCCATGGCGCTTGTGATCGCCATAACGGAACTTGTATTCCGCATGAAGCGATATCCACAACTGGAGTAACCAGGCATAGTTCTCGGAACAATCAGCCGCCCATTTGACAGACGGATGATTGCGATGAGTGGGCTTGTATATCTTGCCTTGATTGTTGAGATAGATCGCCGCCGATGGACGATGAATTCGCCAGACAGTGGAAAGAATCTGAGCGTATTCCGTCAGCATCTTGACCACATGTCGGTCGATGTGTGCCTGGGCTGCGAGCGCCGGGTTTTTGTCGAGCATGAAGATGTTCATTGTGTAATGATACACTAACGCGGCGTGAAAGTCAAGTTTTCTTTTTGGTTACCAACTGCGTGATCTTGTGAATCTTGATGGAGTCGGAATTGTACGGCATGTATACATTATGCCTGGTCGCCATGTTCATGTTCTCGCCGCCATTATACCTGATTCCGTCATAGCCCTTCTTGATCAGATGGTCGCGGGCTGCAGCGGTATTAATGCCACCTCGCGACAGTCCGAAGAATACCTGTTTTCCGGTAAGCTTATGTTTGCCATCTTTCAGGTCATTGAGGACCTGATGTCGATCTGTTCCAGCTTTCATGAGTCCTGCGGAACGTGCGAACTGTTCATGATGTTTAGGATCGTCAGGCAACACATGCTTGAGTTTGTCGCCGTGGAACTCATGATCCACATCGAACACATTCTTCATCTTGAGTTTTGTATGATACACATACGGCGTCGCCGTCTTTGCGTGACGGGCCATCGAGCGCGCATAGGTCTTGGATACGTCATGATGATCCGTGAAGTATCCTACTCCACCGCCCATGTGATCATTAGGAATGCGGGCATGTTTCTGTTCGAACTTCTTGAACAGACGTCCTGATCCGTGATATGCATCCACCTCGACGGGGTTATGTGCACCGGTGGGGTTTCCCCCACCGGATTCTTCTTCTCTCAGGAAGTCGCTAAACTTTTTCATTTAGGAGCATTCCTGTATTCAGTGGTGGCTTATCATAATTCGACACGCCCATGAATCCTCGCTCCGTTGTCACCGGAGTAATCGGAAAATCACTCAGAGGCCAGCCTAGCGCAGGTCTGGAAACAGGAATCTTTCGATCCTCGTTCTCCGTACGCGCGATGATGTAGTCCTTCACGATGGAAGATCGCACGATGTCCTCGCGACCGAATTCGACATACTCGAATCCTTTCAGCTTGTGCAGGATCGCCATGAACTTATGCAGGCCGTGCTTGTCGGAATCCTTGTCAAGGTCCGTCTGACGGAAGTCACCGCAGAAGATGATGCGGCAGTTCTCGCCGATACGCGTCATGACAGTATCCAGTTCCTGGAAGGTCATGTTCTGCATTTCGTCCACGATCACGATGGAGTCGGTGAATGTCACTCCACGCAGAAACGAGGTTGTGGTGAACTCAAAGAGTCCGCGCTCCTTCAGGATATTGTATCCGTTGCCTTCCCCGAACAGCGAGTCACAGATTTCCATGTACGGTTCTTCGTACACACGGGACTTCTCCATGGCAGAGCCAGGCAGGAATCCAATGTCACGCGATGGCACGACCGAGCGAATGGTGACGACCTTCTTGTATTGTGAGCCTTTGGTATTGAAAATATCTTCCAGCGCGAGGAATAGCGAAATGAATGTCTTACCCGTGCCGGCATATCCGTGCAGCATCATGTGCTTGCCGTTACGATATTCCTCGAACGCGCGCGTCTGGTTTGCCGTGAGAGGTACAATCTCATGCAGGGAAAACTTATCGCGGTGATGACGGGTTTCTTGGCGGCGGGCACGTTTCTCAGCCTTACGCATACGCTTTAGTGTTCGGCGCTGATCGGCATCAAGCGGGTGATAGCTTCTACGGCCATTTGGTGTCGATTCGATATTGTCCAATCCTATATTGTTCAGCGACTCAAAGAATTTGTCGTTTCTGCTGGTACGGTCGGTATCGGATGCTTTCATTGGATATTTCCTTGTGGTTTAGTGAGTGGTAGTCTATACAAGGAACGAGGTTTACATCTCCTTGGGGATGGCGTCGAGACGCCCTTTGCCGATGTTTCCCTTTGGATGTCGTTCCTTCATTTTTCCAAGAACATACTTGGAAAAGTCGGAGGGTGGCTTGGTGATCCCAAGACGCACCGCGTCGCCCATGTTGACAGCAATGGGGACTTGTTCAATGTGTGGATTTTGTGAAAGGTAGGTTTCCTTTTCCGACATGCTCATGAGGTCGTCAAAGGTTTTCTTGGTCTTGTTATTGCGAAATGTGTAGATCGGCATGAATAATGTCACTCCATAGACTCGTCCTATTTAGCCGCCTGGAGAGGGCAGATACAAAAAAAGGCGACGATTGTTGTCGCCGCCTCTTTCTCGTTATCCGTGTGCGCGTATCAGCGCAGGAAATCGGGAAGATCAGAACGATCATCCAGTTCATTGATATCGCCGATATCAACTGATGCCGCTGCTGCGGCGATGTCGGCGTCAGTCATGACTGCAGCGGCCGGCGCAGCGACCTTCTTCGCAGTCGGCGACTTCTTCACTGCCGCCTTTGCCACGACCGGCGGGGCAACCACCTTGGGCGCTTTCACTTTCGCGACCTTGGGTGCCTTGGGTTTCGCAGCGGCGACCGCCTTCTGGGCGGGAGCCTGAGCCGGCGCGGACACCATCGTATACGACACGACATTGCGTCCGTCCTTGTTCGCAGTAATATCAAAGCCGAGCGTGCCCAGCTTCCATGCCTGCTTTGACGCAGGTGCCATCGCCATGCCCACTGGGCCCATGGTCGCGACAAGCTGTGCGGGGGTTACCGTCTGCTGCGGAGCAGCGGTGAAAAGTGCCAGGGCTGCCTGGTACATGTTGTAGTTTGTATTCGCCATTCGTAAGTCACTCCACTCATTTGCGGAACAGAACCATTCCGTTCCTTTTCTCATTCAACAGATAACATGATAACACAATCGGAGGCATCTGTCAAGCACTATTTACCGATTGGTTAATTTCACAGGTTTCGTCAGTGGAACTGCATCGCGACGAGATACGGAAGACTGAAATACCAGAATTCCAGAAGCGTCACATACGCCGACATTTCTTCGGCGTCGAGGGGATACAAGATCGTTGGCATTAGATTTTCACCTTCTTTGTTTTTCTGTTCCAAGAAACTGGGATCGTGTCAGCAAGATGCTGGGCGATCCAACGCGAACTCTCGCCGGCACTCCAGCCGTCGATCACGGTATAGGTCTTGTTCACGATCTGCCGATCAGCCTTCTCGTCAACGCCGACAATGCCTTTCTCTTTCATCAACTCACCGAGATACTGCCGTACGGAAATCATATAGACGGACAGACTGTGAACTTCGGTGTCGGTCATTCGTTTTTCTGAGGTACTCATACTCTCACTTTCTTTTTTGTTACGACGCCCAGTAGGCTTCGGACTCAGGCGAAGCCGCATACCGAGCAGCCGACATCATGCGGGCCGTTTCGAACTTCTTCTTGAAACCCCAAGTCTTCTTCAACTCACGCGTCACGAACGAACTCAGGAAAAGCTTCTGGGCGACGACCTCAATGGCCGTACCAGCGACATAACCTTCCTGGACGATTTCATCGACCTGGGCCGTCAGGAATACGAGAGCGGTCGCTTTCACAAGCCGCATCTCTTCAGTGCGCGTGGGCGCCTGACCGTTTTCTGACAGATAGGCCGAGAACTTCGCGAATGTTTCGCGACAGACCGCTCGGCGATAGGCCAACTCAAGGGGGATTTTCTTCGATTTCATAGGGGAACCTTTCTTCTCTTCTGTCTCAATCTTCACAAGTATTATCTCATGTTTCTGGAACGAATGCAACGGAAATCCACCTCAGATTATTGCTTTGTTTATGCCGTTCGCGCAATAATATTACGCATCAAATATGACACTTTACTGCGCTTTTTCGGGGTTAAGGTCTCGGATATGATACGAAAAAACCGCCCCAGACGGTGCTGGGGCGGTGTAATGATTATCGGCGATACTCGTTGCTACCGTCGTATGTGACGGCTACAAACGCGACTGCACAAATCACAGCGATTCCAAGTACAATTAACATTTCGTTAACCACCTCTCGGCTCCAGATGCGACCAATTCGCACTCTCATGATTAACTATATAGTACGCACACAGTGCGCTTTGTGAAAGTTTTATGAAATGTTTGGATCGTTCGTCATGGAGAGCAAATCACGCAGAACCTTGTTTTCATTTTCCAGTGCGATGATCTGTTCGGTCAGGTTGCTTATCAATTCCTGAAGAGGGTCTTTTGGAAGTTTGGCAATCAGTTCGTCCATGTCTCTGTCACTTATCATGATCTATTATTAACTCTCCTCAAATTTTCTGGAAAATGGAATGGATAAATATGGCGTCACATAACGACCCAAAGAAAAGGAATCTGACCACATGCCTACTCGCCAATATATCTGCCAAGTGTCATTTGGCTCAAACACTTCACCGTTTATGACTATAACGGCGGACACTTTTGCTGAAGCCGGAACGATTGCCGTTAGCTTGTACGATGCAAATACCGCGGTTCCTCATCCGTCCGGAAACACACAAGGTGCGAATCCTTTAGGTCATCAGTATTCCGTCGCGAACAATAATACCTCTGTTACTGTGTCAGTTCGCGATCCACAAGGACGCGGCGTCTATACATTCAGAGCCTTTGGTCGCATTGTCAATACCGCACCTCAGGTTGTCTATACCTGCTTCGCCAATAATGCAACTTTTGTCCCTTCACTCAATTAAGAAGAAGCCTTAGGTTTCCTGTAGTTCGGGCAGGGCTTGGGTTTCTTCTTGAAGCGTCGTGTCATCCAGTTGCGGACGATTGCGGGGGGTTCTTCGCGTCCCCTCGCGGCGTCATGATCCGCGCATTCGGCGACATAACGCTTGGCTTCGGCAATCATGGAACGAGGAACGCAGAGTCCTTCGGAACGCATGGTCGCCATCGCCCAGTGTTCGGCCTCGTATTCCATGCGCCACATAGGCTCGGAATAGCCAGGCTTCAGATGTCCTAGATGATGATGGGCACATTCGTGTAGAAAGATGAAAAGGGCTTCGCGGGATTTTGGGAACGGCACATACATTTCTTTCGAGCCGTCTTTCAGGACGGTCGCGTGTGCCGGAATGAGATAATCGTCTTTTCGGAAGCGAACTGTCACTCCACGGGGTCGCCATTTCTTGGCAATGGTGAGCAGTAGATGATTCGGCTTTGCCATGGTCGAACTCCCCGGAAGAATGATTGTGTCTCTATTTATCCCCCAAAAGAGAACTGGTAGCCCCTGATGGTACCGATCCACCGGTCTTCTCCGTGTAAAAGAGTTGCTTTCCCATTAAGCTAAGGGGCCTTATTCTTCTGTATGCTGTTTATCTTTTTCCGAAGGCGCATGTGTCTTCGATGCAGATTTGCGAATCCTTCGATCTGGGCGGTTGTTTTCCACAGCTTGTTTCCTGCGAAGAATGCGACGCCTAGAGTTACGAGCATTCCTACAAGCAGAAAGAATCCGTTGAGTCCTAGAGCGGAAAAGATTACACCCAGTAACGCAACACATGAAACTAATGTGACAATCTCTATCGCGAGAATGATCCGCAATCGTTTGATTACACGGCGCGGCGTCGTTAACGGCATAGAGGACATCCTAGTTTCCTGTCCCCTATTTAGTGATGGCGGAAAGCGGAGGGCACGATCCCCAACCCTTATTTCATGGTCCGTTCATTTAGCAAACGGCGCCAGACCCCGTCTGGTTCGCTTTCCATGAATCTGGTAGTCCCTGAAGGTTACGCTCCTTCGACTTTTGCATGTCGAGCAAATGTATTCCTATTATACTAAGGGACTAAATTGTTGCCCTACGGAAGAACTAAGATTCCGCTTCACCATTCATCCGGGACCAGACTAGCCCTACACGGGCACGGCTGCTATGCGGCCGCCAGAGCAATCGTGAACAATACCGAAACGACTGCGAATCCTCCAAGGATCATATTGCGCCAGGTCGTGAGTGCTTCCACTCGCTTCTCAAGTTCACCAATACGCTTTTCGAGTTCTGCCATGTCCGCTTGTCGAACGACTTCCTTCTGCGCATCCTTTATTTCCTTGAAATCCTCCGAGAGGTTTTCGAGTTTAACTATGACTCGCGCCATATCAATCGTTGTTTCTTGAACTATTTCCTGCATTTCCGTAACTCCCGCGTTGTTATTACGGGATATTTAGCCTACGCGCTATGCAAGGATTCCGATGATGTCGGCTTCGCGCACGATCACATTGTCCTTGTGACCATAATCCATCCACTTCGCGAACATGATGCGCTGGCCTTTCTCAATGGCCATGGGAATGAGTTCGCCGTGATCGGTAATGCGACCTGGACCTACGATGACCACAGTGCCTTCGCGAGGCTTTTCTTGCGACTCATTGGGTAGAAGAATGCCACCCTTGGTCTTTGTGACCGACTCGTCACGCTTCACAATTACTCTGTCACCAAGCGGAATCAATGTAGCCATGTTATTCTTATTCCTTTTCATCTAGAATGCCAAGAATCTCTGTATCGATATCCTGGACGAGGGTGAACCAATTTTCTGCGGAATTGTCGAACTTTACATCTGCGCCGGACAGGCCTTTATCTGAGACCTCACCCGGAAGCATTGCCGGCATGAGATACTTCTTCAGGATCACGCGATCACCTGGCTTGATTTCGGGCGGAACTCTTTTTCCGTTCTTGATCTTGCCGGGTCCGACTGCGACCACTGTGCCTGTAATAGGTAGTCGTCCTTCATGAAACATGTCGGGCAACAGAACATTGCCGGAAGTTTTTTCAGGCGTAGGATCACGAAGGATCACTGCACGATTCTTGATGGGTCTGGGATACTTCATGCTTTCGTCAACTCCATAGAGAAAAAAGAAATGGTTGGGAGCCATGGATTCGAACCACAACTATTCGGGTCAGAGCCGAGTGTCCTGCCGTTAGACGAGCCCCCATTA